CCACCAGTACCACCACCAGGACCCGTTTCACCCGTGGGTCCAGTGAGACCAGTGGGTCCTACTCCACCTGTTCCACCAGTGCCACCTGTTCCAGGGACACCAGAGGCTCCAGTAGTTCCAGTTAGACCAGAGGCTCCAGTAGTTCCAGTTGGACCAGAAGCTCCAGTGGTTCCAGTTGGACCAGAAGCTCCTGTAGTTCCTGTCCCACCAGTTCCTCCAGCACCTCCAGTACCACCCGTCCCACCAACTGGACCCGTCATTCCAGTAGGTCCAGTTGGACCAGACACGCCTGTAGGACCACCAGCTGGACCCGTCATTCCTGTAGGTCCAGTAGATCCTATAGGACCTGTCATCCCAGAGGGACCAGACACACCAGAGGGACCAGAAGGACCAGAGGGACCAGAGGGACCAGAGGGACCAGACACACCAGAGGGACCAGAAGGACCAGACACACCAGAAGGACCGGAAGAACCAGTTCCACCAACAGGTCCAGTCATTCCTGTAGGACCTGTCATTCCTGTATGACCAAGAGGACCAATATCCCCAGTGCCACCAGTGCCACCCTGAAGCCCCGATGGTCCTGTATGACCTACAGGACCAAAATCTCCAGTACCACCAGTACCACCAGTTGGACCCGTAGACCCAACACCACCTGTTGATCCTGTTCCGCCTGTTGGCCCAGAAATACCTGTAGGACCAGATGGACCCGTAGACCCAATACCACCAGTTCCACCTGTTGGCCCAGAAACTCCAGTTGGTCCTGTTGCCCCAACCCCAGTAGGTCCTACACCACCCGTTCCACCAGCAGCTCCAGTACCGCCAACTGGACCTGTCACTCCAACAGGACCTGTTGATCCTATTGAGCCTGTTGGTCCTATAAGACCAGTTGGACCTATAGGACCTGTAACACCTTGAAGCCCAGTTCCTCCAACACCCCCTGTTCCTCCAGTACCTCCAGCTGGTCCAGTAACACCAGTAGGTCCAGTAGATCCAGACGGACCCGTTGGACCCGTCAATCCAGTTGGACCAGACGATCCGGAAGCTCCAGAGCTTACAGACGGCGAAAGGATCATAGCTGCCTCGGCACTACGTTATGATGCCCATAACCGAATAGAGCGCAGTAGCTCCTGTCGTTCCGCGAAGCCTCATTCTGTGTGTCATCACAGGGAAGGCAATCGTGGTTCTAGGAGCAATGGCGAACCACAAACGTCCCTCAGCAAAGCTCACCTCCAAGGTGTTCCCTGCCAAGGCTTCCCTGTTTGTGACAATGACTTGGCTTGTTGATTGACGATTTCGGTTCACCCCAAGATCAAAGCTAACCTCCACACCTTCTGGAGTGCTAGCTGCATCTGGAGCCGCCCCAAAGCCATTGAGCTTAGGGTGGACCGCTATGCCAGGCTTCATTTGTTCCTCCGATTTTCAAAAGCCCCAACAAGGTGGGGTCACAAAGAGGACTTCTTCAATGCCGAACACCCAAAGGGTGTTGGAGTATCAAGATAGGAAGCAGATGAGCAAGTTTCTAGACAGCCTTCATTCCCGGAGCAAGCGGAGTGTTGGGCTGCAACTTGAGCTTATCAACAGTAGCCACAAGAGCTGTCTCGGCTGTGGTAGCAATCGTCTGCAGGTCAGCAACGAAACCTGCCGATGACTTCATGCTGGTGATCATAGTCCCCAGCACATCAACCAGAGCGTTGAAGTTCTTGACAAGCTGAGCCACATCCTGTGATCCAGTATCCCCAATGACGGGGAGAGTCTTCACGTTCGCCATCGTCTTCTCCTATTCCTCTTCTGCCTTGGGCTTCACCATCGGCTGCTTCTTCTTCTTGGGAGCTTCCGATGGAGCAGCAACTGGTTCCAGTTTCTTCTCTGCCACGATTGGCTTCTCGATCACGGTTGGGTCCAGCTTCTCCTTCAGAACCTCAAACACAGGTACAACCTCAAGCTGCTTGGGAGGCTCTGGATTCTTTGGAGGCTCTGGATTCTTTATAGTCTCTGAATACTTGGTTGGCTCCACTACTTCGTTCTTCTCTACAATCACCATCTGACCAGGATGCTGCCTCATAATTGCTGCAATGTCCTCCTTCACGTTCCCCAACTCTTTCACTCTGGCAATACCCTTGTCGTTAAACGACAGAACTGTTCTGTTGCTGAGAAGATTTCTATTCTTCATCCATCGATGCTGAACAAGAATCATTGGAACCTCCTGAAGCTTGAAACTCTCACGATTTATTGATTCTTGCAGTACACGGACCAAAGACGGAACTGTTGTCCTTGGAACCTTAGTCTTTTGATTCTCTTCCTTATCATCACTCTCTTTTGGTGGAACTGCCTTTATTGCACAAGCGGAGCTACAAACATTAGCTCCAGGTCGAACTTCTTTCCCGCAAATGATGCAGAGCATGATCTATAAATCCCAGAGGGAGGGAGAATTACCTCCCTCTGGGTGAAACTCGACTACACCACCTGACCAATGTTGATCATGCGGAGCCACTTCTTCGGCGCGAAAAGGATCGGCGTGCCGTACAGAAGGATCATCCAGCGGTACGCAGGAGCCAGCACCGCAAGATCAAGCCTCATCATCGGAGCCAGCTGACGGAACGTGATGACATTCGGAGTCAGCTCGCCCAGATAAGCCAGGTACGTGAACGGCAGAAGGAAGTTCACGTCACTCGCGATGTTGCCAGCAGCTCCAGCCACCTGTGTGATGGCAGGAACCTGCATGATCAGACTGTAGTTCGCCGCGCCCGTGACCTGAGCATTGGTGGTCTGAGGAGTGCTCCGATAGATTCGGAAATACTCCGGAGGGAATGCCCCAATGACCGCAGCGTTGTTCCACGCCAGAGCCATATACCGGAAGGCATCCTTGAAAGCCTGCGTCATCTGGACACCGTTGGCCATGAGCGGGGACATCCCGGACTCACCAAAACGGTTGCATGCCGTCACGACGTAGGAATAGTAGTTCAGGTCGCCAGCAGGGGCAGCTTTGTTGAAGTCACCAGTGCCACCAGCACCGGGAACCGTAGCCACAGCAGCAACCATAGCCGGGATCGCAGGAGCGTTGGCAGAGGTCGGGGAGGTCGGCGGCACAGGAAGCCGACGAAGGAACACACTCGGGTTGAACTCGATGGTGCCCGCCTGGGTAGCCATCGAAGTCACTGCCTGACCGATGACCCCATTGGTCGGAGCCGGCAGGTTCACACGCTCACGAGGATACATCGTCTTGACGAGATCACTCATGGGTCGGGTACCCAGGAACATGTCCGTCGGGTAACCAAAGTTCTCGATGATCAGGTTGCTGGCCTCCTCGACATCAGCCTCCTGCATGGGCTGGCCTTCCAGATCCACGAAAGAGGTAGCGTCGATCAGAGCATCCAGACCATCCCACTGCTCAGCCTCACCATCGAAAGCCAGCGAGCTGTCCGCCTGGAAGAGAGCGTTCTCAGTCCGCTCCAGCAGCCAGAGAATGCCGTTCTGGTTTTCGAGCGCAATCACATCCCCGTGAGCAGGATGGATCAACGTCGCGGGGTGGGTAACCTCGCGAGTAGTGCCCATAAATTTCACGAGCTGGGTGCGCCTCGCATAGTTCGTGTCTGTCGAGGGAGGGAGTTCTCCTTCCATCGTGAACGCGAACGAGCTAGGACCGTAATCGATCAGCTGATTGTACTCTTCAACCGTCGAGTATGCAGGCGACTTGGGAATCTTCTTCCAAAACTTGATGTGATGATTTGTGAATGTCACCACCTTAAGGCTTGCCTCAAGCGATTCAACCCTAAGAGCGGAACCGCCCGTCTGGTTGACGACTTGGTAGCCAGCCTCAAGAGCCTTCTGCAGCTCGGCAACGTCCATCGCAGGAGCGGTGCCAAAGCCGTTCAGCCCTTCGTAGTGACGCAGTGAAATCTGACCGTACATGTTCGATCCTCCTTAGATTAGCTTTTGCAAACTAATCCTGCGTCAGTTGATTGGCGGCTTAGCCCGCCTGTCCGAAACTCTTCATGACCATATCCTCCGTTGCCGGAGACATCTGGTTCGTGCTCTCGTACTTGATGACCTCCAGCGAGTTCAGCTTGCCCTTCACGACCAGATCGGACATCTGGTCAAGGATCTGAGCCTTGCTCAGCTGGTTGCCCTGCTGCTGACCCTTCTGAAGCACGTTCACGTTGCCCGGCTGCTGCTGGGGCATGGCACGGAGCTGAGACTTCGGCGGACCAGCCGGGGCCTGAGCCACCTGCTCGGCCTGCTGAATGGTGCCGTTGATCCCGTGACCAATACTCACCACTGCCTCAGCCAGCGACTTGTTGAAATTGGCCTGGCTCCCGGTGAACTCATTCAAAGCACCCAGCACCTGGCCGATCACGTTTCGCGTGATCCTGGCCTCAGTGCCCTGGAGACCAATAGCGAAGGACTTGGCGAACTCAGCGAGGAACTCGCTGACCTCAATCCCCTTACGCAGAGTCTCGTTCTCAGACACCGCACCCGCCAGGGACTTGCCCATCACAGGCTCGTCCTCATCATCCTCGTCCTCATCGTCATCCTTCTTGGGCGGGAAGGGCTTCTTCTTGTCATCGTCCTTCTTGTCGTCGTCCTTCTTGGGCGGGAAGGGCTTCTTGTCATCATCCTTGTCGTCCTTCTTGCCGAACAGCCCAGCCAGGGACGACTGACCCTCATCATCGGCCTTCTTGAAGCCCATAGGGGGCTGGCCCATAGACTTGGCCTCATAGTCGCTCTTCAGGAGAGCCACCTCATTCGGGTCAAGGGGAGTGCCCTTCCGAATCTTCTTGGCGATCTCCTTGCGGGCCTTCTTGAGCGTCTTGGCACCACCGTTATAGTCAGTGCCACCACCCGTCATGCTGTCATTCCAGTTGTTGCCGATCTCGTTCTTCTTGCCGCCGGCCCAGTCGGTGACCTCGCTGTTGGGACCAGTGCAGATCTGCGACTTGTCGATCTGCTCCTGACCCGAACCGTTGGCGAGTGCCTCCAGCCGTTCCAGAGACTTGAAGAAGTCCTGCTGCGTGATCTTCTCGCTCATCTTCAATCTCCTCAGTTGGCTCGGTTCATCGAAAAGACTGCTTCGGTCAGGACCATGGACTCAACTCTTGAAAGTCCACGTACTTTCTGAAGCAGATCTACACAGTCATCAAAGGACAAACCTTTGCTGACATCCTTAGGTGAATCTTCAACATGACCCCATCGCTGATCGGAGAGACCTTCTTCTAGACTCTGTGGGGTCAAAGCACGACCAGACTCAGACACAGCATTAAGAGATTTCTCTTCTTCCTCCTTCTTCTTTTTGAGATCAGTATCTTTGTCATCCATCGACTTCTTGCACATGCCACACGGCTTCTTGCAAGCACAAGGAATCGACTTCATGGTTTGTTCTGGCATGAGAAGTCCCGACTCATGTTCACACCACATCTCTGCAGGAACCTCAGAGAGAGACTTCACAACATCAAGCCAGGTGTTGGTGTTGATTGGGGCAGCAGTAATGGCAATGTCCTGAACCCAACACTTCAGGATCCGCTTGCCTTCACGCCGCACGACCTTGCCCTGAATCGAGAACCCCAGCTGGCGATCTGAGTTGGAAGAGAGCAGCGCATTCGCTAGCTCCCAGATCGCATCAGCAACCTTATGAACCCCAGGCTCCCAAAGGTAGCCCCTGGTCCACAGACCCTCTGAAGTGATCTTGGCCTCCAGAGGCTGACCCACCTTGTTCTCGAATCCTGGCTTGTGATCGTTGTTGTAGTAACCATGAGAGAGGAAGTAGCTGAAATCGATCCCACGCTGAAACACTGTCTCGTCTTGGAGATCAATGTCCTCTGTGGAAGAGATTCCAAATATGATCCTACTTCGCCCGTTGGTTTTCTTGACCTCTGGAATGTTGAACTGAGCAGCCTTGGCGAGATTGATCTCCAAGGGGAGGAAGAAGTCGAATTCGTCGCTCTTGATGAGATCAATCATCTTGACTCTGGAATGCAAAAAGGGAGATCGGGTTCTTGACCCGTCTCCCTTTCTGGAGACCCTCTTGTGTTTTAAGGCTACGTCTTTCTTCGACTATCGAACCTACAGATCGAAGAAAAAGCCGTCAAGAATATTCGCAGTATCCCTGATCAATCTCGAAATTAGTGGGATCTTTTGATGAAAAGATGAGGGCGGGAATCGACCAATGACTTCATCAACAGCTGGTCGATCTGAACGGGGACAGGATACTCCTTGTTACAGCCCTTGCAGACAGCGAACGCTTTCCCATCACGGAAGATAAGAATCTTGGAGCGCAGCTTGATGGTGTCCTCCTGGGATTTCACCAAGACCTCGCCGCAAGAGCAAACTAAGAGATGATCAATCATTGAATCGGGTCTCGATCAGCATTAGCCAACCACTCCTCCATGTTGTCGTGACCGCTCTTGAACCGTGCTATGTTCTCCTCTGCTCGACTCCTGATGTTTTCTAAAGCTGTGATCTTCCATGCTGAGGGAGAAGGCTTCTGTCGTTCCGCCTCAATCTCACGTTGGGCACGCACCAGAATCTGAACATAGCGATCAGCCAGAACCTTCATGTGGGCTGTGTTCTCGGCCAATACTGCTTTGATCCTGGATGACATTAGTTCCTCACAATCAATGAAGGATTGCCCTTCATGAGATCGTGACGAAGGTACAAGCTCTTGATTTTCACTCTCTCAATTTCCTTGCCAGTAGGAGTATGCCTAACTAGCTCTTTGCCATGTGGCTCTGTCATCAGAGCAGGAGTCGTCACCTCATTGTTCTTCATTCCACGTCGGATAAGATCGTACTCCTGCAACTCCTGTGGGGCATCCATCATGTGGTAGGCATGAACCTCAAGCGGAGACTCAGTGAAGACTCCAATCTTCAGAGCCAATGCTTGCCACTTGTTACTATTGTACTTCCGATAATCAGCCAGCAAACGACCAACTTCCCCGTCAGAAAGTTTCTTCACATCAAGGTTCTGTGGAAACTTGTCAGGGTTCTCTTCATGAGCCTCATTCATCGCATCCCAGATAGCTTTTCGAGCCAGAAGAGAAGGAGTACCCTCATGCTTGACGACACCTAAGATCTCCTTGGTTACTTCTCTGTCTTGACGTACTGGACGACCTGGACGATCAGCTCTACCTTGAGCTTGCATTAGTGTGGCTGCATCCCCCAGGTAGCTCATCATGTGCATACTGTTAGCAGTCTGTAGATTGTGACCAGCAGCACTATCTGCATCAATGATGAGAGCCTTGAGCTTACCTTCTCTGAAGTCAGCCTTTCGCTGTTCCATCTCCTCAGGTTTGGGAGTCTCAGCCTCTTGCTGTGTCTCTCCTCTCATGATTTTGCCAAGAGTGCTGACGTAAGAGATCTTCTTCTTGAAGCCACCCTTCTTCTCAGCATCTTCAGGAGCCACCGTAGGCTTGTACACAGTCTCTTCAAGAGCAGTCTTGATAGCAGCAACCTGATCAGGATTGTCTGCAACAACTACAATCTTGTGTTCTGGATTTGCATCAACCAGCTTCTTCACTTGATCAATGAGAGCATTAATCTTTGAATTGTGCCTCCAATTCTTGACATCCGTTCGAGGAAGCTGAGCCGCCCCCTTGGTACGACGTGCAATCCCTCTATCCTCACGAACTACACCGGCACCCGTAATATTCTGACGATGCTCAGCCTTGGAATACTGCAAACCTCGCTGCACCGCATTGGCATCAATGATCTTCTGTTTCTTCATTAGATCAGGAACAGACATCTTAAGTTTCTTGGCTTCACCCTCACGTTCCTTCTGAATGATACCCTTTGAGTCTTTCTCGATTTCAATCTGACGCATTCTCTGAGCATCAGTCCTAGTCACTTCGTGATTGTGCGTGGTCTGGCGATAATGCCTCTCCCGCTGTTCGTCACCAATGTTCCAGTTGGCGAACATCTGTTGAGCTTGCTTCTGCATGATATGATCATGGGTGAATGTACCTCTGCCAAGACCACCCATCTTGGACATGAAGGCATCACCACTACCAGGCAGACCTGGAACTACGTGGTATTGAACCTTGCCTTTATCATCCCTAGCAAACTCATCACCAGACATCACCGGAGTCTTGGCAACCCACTTGACTGCATCGTAGGCTTCAGAGAGCTGTCGCCTAGCAGGAGTAGCTGTCAACAACATCCGATACTCCATCGGATGCTTGCTTGAAAAGATCCTCTGCCCGGCAGCGGAACGGTTGCTAGTCTCACCAGAAGAGAGAAGCTTCTGGGGTTCGTCTACAATTCGACCACGGACGCCAAGTCTGGAGAAGTGATCGATGACATCACCCTCCTTGGCCTTCTTCCCACCAAGATATTCTTGGGCGTATTTACTACCCCAACCCAATTGAGTCTTAGTCAATCTAGAGTGAATATTACTATCAACATCGTGTTGCATTACAAAAACTATGTTCCTTCTAGCAACACTTCCATTCTTGCTGATCAAATCATGAATCTTCTTAAAGAACTCGTGTTGCTGCTCTTTTCCCCAACCTTTAATCCCATATCCCTTGGCTGTCTCTGGTCCATTTGGTACACCAACCACAATCGGAGTCGGATGCTTCTCGCCAGACTGTGCAACCAAAGCGGCTTCAAAACCTTCAGTGAATTCATTCTTACTAGCCTCACGTTTGGTCTTGCCCTCTTCCTTCTTCAAAAGACCAACTGTGTGAAAGTTGGTCATCTCATTAGCTTCATTGACCCACTGCTGAACCATTCCAGGAGGAACAGAAACAACATAGTTCATATGCTTATGAGCTTGATGATTACCAGCAATTGATGCAAGGGAAGCAAGAGTTTTACCACCACCTGTAACCATAGTATTCAACCCACCCTCTGAACCACGGATAGGCTTTCCACTCTCATCCAGTAGCTTAGGCTCCTTCATGAACCTATAAGCGTTGTATTGAGCTAGCTTCATCTCCATAGGAAGATCAGGGTTTGACCTCATTGTCTCCCTGATAAGGGGAGGATGATCTGCACGAGTTGGCAACGTCTGATTGTTTTTGATGTCAACATTTCGATCTTCAACAGATTGTTGAGATGACATACGAGGAATCTTGTCCAGCAACCCACGAGCCCTCGTCTTCTTCCCAGATGCCTGAGCCTCTATCTCTGCTTGTGTTACTGGACCACCAAGCTTCACACGAACGTGAGCACCATTCTTGTCAACACCAATGACAGCCAACTTTCCTCTAGGAACTGCCATGGCAGTTCCATCAACCTCATGGATCTCGTTGTCAGACAACCCAAGTTGGTTCCTAGCATAGTCATAAGCAGCAAGCTTCGCTGTGTGCCTCAACAGATCTCTTTGGTCAGGATCCTCATGTTCAACTGGACCTGGTACATCGATCCTGACATCGTTTCTTTCAGAGATGTTTGGTGAGGTCACATACTTCAGCTTCTCTCCTACTTCTCCCTCTTCTGGAATCTTGGAGATACCAGCTGCTCGCAACTGACCCTTGGCACTTGACTCTCGCAAAGCCACATTCAGAGCAGCTACAGTTTCAAGAGAACCCAAAGCCAAACCAAGATTCTCCTGTCGACGACGGCGAAGAGCTTCAAGACTCTCGGTTTTCTGGAGCATAGAAGCCAGACGACTGCGAGGATTGATCTCATCAACTCCTACCTTATCCTCGGGACGGATAATCTCACCCGTTGCTAACTGCTTCTCCTCTTCTTCGATTCTCGTCCGAAGAGCCCGATCCTCATCCATAGCCTTGTCTTCGACCTGGAGAATCTTCTTCTTGTTCCAGCCATCAACAGACTGAATCATGTGATCAAAATCTTTTTGACCGAAATGCTGGAAGAATGGACTCTCCTTCAGCTTTTCGATCTCTTTCCCCATCTCAGACTTCTCACGTCGTTTTAGCTGAGATTCTGGATCTTTGATCGTCCTCTCCAGTTCACGAACTCGCACTCTTTCAGCTTCCCCACGCTGGGCTAGTTGAGACAACCTATGGGCCACAATAACCGGAGCCACAGATGCAGACGTTCGATGGACCAAACCACCATATTGAGACTGCATCCCCTTACCCATTACCATTTCAAACCGCTGCGACTTTTCGTTGAACTTTACCCTGGTAGACATCCGGCCCAACAGTCCTTGAATCTCTTCAGTGGCCAGAATTTCTGGTGGAAGATGTTCCGACAACATCCCAGACAAAGCATACTCTGATCCTCTCCTCATATGAGAGTCGAGAAGGTTGCCTGACTTGTCATTCCAGAATTCATTGATGACGGTGTACATCCCAGGACCTGTTGGAGATGTTGCATTCTGAGCAGTCTCTAGAAGCTTCATCTCCTTACGGATGTCGTCCTTGGTGACACCCGTTTTTGCCATCGCGCTCTCAACACTCTCAAATGAAGTAGCCAACTCCTCTGGTGACACAGCAGTGCGAGGACGCTCCTCTATACCCTGAGCAGCAGCCTCCTCAGAAATGCGTCGAATCTCAGCCCAGGCTCTATCAGCAGCCACACGAGATGCAGCAAACTTGGTCTGGTCCTCACCCACCTTGTCAAAGAAGACCCTCTGCTGAGCCTCATTCTCAAACTCAGGCTCTGCATCCACCTGAGCATACTGGGGCACCATCACCTTCTCTTTGATCTTCTTTTCCTTCTTAACCTTCTCTGCAGTCTTGAATCGTGAAATTGCCGAAGACAGGTTTAGCCCAGTGTCGACCGTTGCGGCCTTCTTATCGGCTTCGATCAGATCCAATAGATTCTGATTGTCAGGTTTGACCTGGTTGAGGTTACCTGAATCCTCATCTTCTTCTGGCTGCGAAGTCTCTTCTGCTGCTAGCTGTGCAGCATGATCAAATGCAGAGGTAACCATCTGGTCTGCAGCAAGATCCATGTTGTTGTCTGCATCAAACATGTTTCCGTCTTTTAGATCTTGCAGACTCTGCATCAACGTTTCATCAATAGGATCCGTGCTGGCCTTGATCTTGGTGGCCATCTGCTTCAGTTGCTTCATCTCACTTGCTGTGCTCTTACCATCACGACCTTTCTTCGCTGCACTAAGCAATACTTCCTGAATCTTCTCGATCTTCTTCAGTCTCTCTCTTCTGAAACATTTCGTGGCTCTCTTGGCAAACTCAGCCGCAAACTGCTTGGTATCAGCATCAAGCGGAATGTTCTTCTTCTTCATAAAGTCGAGAGCTGACTTCTCAAAGGTCGCAGCAATCTTCTCGTGTGCCTCTGGCGTCAACGTAGTGCCCTCAGCCAAACCAAGAGTCTCCCGAAGACTGGTCTCATGGGTCTTGACCAGCTTACGAGCCGTCATACGGGCTCCACGATATTCTACTTGTGCCTTTCGTCTCTTCTCAGCATGAACAGCATGCTCAGCTCGTCTAGTCTTCTCTTCCTCTGATTCTGTTGTCGGCTTCTGACGCTGCTTGAAAGCAAAATGCCGATGGGAGATGTGAGTCAGATAATCCTCTGGGGTCACTTTACGAGGCTTGCCAGACTCATCAGACAGATCTTTCCCTTGGTCATCAACTAGGTACTCCTCATCCGTCTTTGAGTCGATTCTGGTATTAGGGGTATGCATACCACCAATGAGAGCAAAATCACCATCTGGACGTTTGGCCACCAACACATGGCGACCAGCAGCAGGACCACGCTGTGGTGTCACCCAGGCAGCTTCACCAGCTCCCAGCTCACCAAGATCAATTGACCCACCTTCACCTGCATTCAGTCTCTTGATGTTGGGTGCGCCTTTGGTTCCTGCAACAGCTTGGGTAAGCTTCTGCCAAGCTCTCTGTTTGGTTGCAGAATGCCGACCTGCCTTGGAGAGATCTTCAAACGGAATCGGTGCATCAAATCCTAGGACAACCTTATTCCTTCTTTCCCCTTCCCCACTCGTCGAGGTAGGAATAGTCCTCATTTCCGTCTTGAGACTCTTCTCCACCTGATTGATCAGACCCAGGATTCTGCTGTCCCGAATCAGTAGATTTGGCGTCCGCATTCTCGACCTCTTCTCCATCATCCTCAGACTTAGGAGTGTGCATCTTGCCCTGACCCAACGTCAATTGATCCCACTCATCATCAGTCTCATGAACAGGATGCGAATGAAGCCACTCACTGAAACCCTGTTCACTGTCGGTCCTATCAGGAGGATTGGAAGAAACCTGAGCCGTCATGGGCTCGTCCTGATCCTCACCAGTATTATCTTCGTCCTCATCAGGCTCCTCAGCTCCTTGCTGGGGCTGAGCTTCCTTTTGCTCGGTGAAAGTGTTGCGAATGATGTTTCCATCATCGTCAAACTCAATCTCATCACCAGGAGCCTCAACCAGATCCACAGCTTCCTGAGTTGATGCCCAATCTACTTTTGCCATTTGATTACCCCTTGATCCCTAGATACTTGAGCATGTGAACAAACCCTGGATTGCTTTTGTCAAATATGACGTGAGCTTCTGTCTCTGACCACAGACCACCACCACCTTCATACTTCTCACTCAGGAGAAAGTCCTTGCCAATCTGTCGTCCCTTATGAGTCAGGCACGCCACATCCCATGGTCTTGCTGCGACCTGATCAACAAGTTTCTTCGCTGCAGGAAGAGACATCTTCTCTTCCTTTGCAATGAATTTTGGTAGATGCTCCTTTACAAAAGAAATTCCAACTTCTGGATTAATATAATCGAACCCCATGCGAGCCCAAACATACTTTCCAATCCAGGCTGGATGAGTAGTAATCTCATTAACGCCAAGCTTCATGTATTGTTTAACAGCCTGACGAGTCATCTTTGTCCCAATCTTCCAATCATATTTTGATTCTGAACCGCCCTGATACTCCTCTTCAAGATCCAGGAGACCATGACGAACGACTATATTACCTTCCTTGTCTTTGCTGATATTCCTGTCAAAAACTCCAACATGGTCACCTGCAGAAGACAACACTTGACCATCAAACATTATTCTATTGTCAACAATCGAAATTCCAGTAACTATTGACATAAAATTCTTATCATTTACAGACCAGGCATCTACAAACTTCCCAACATCAACATCACCAACAGCATCAGTAATCATCTTCTCAATCTTATCATCATCATGAATATCAACATTGTACGGACCAATCTGAACCCTTGCAGAAATACTAGCTTGAAACGCCTTTTGCTTCAATCTCTTGACAACACCTTTATTGCCAGGTGGCTTCTTATCTAAGATAGATTCAGCAGCATAAACAGATAGACGCCTACCAATCTCCTCAAGACCATTAAGAATAGGTCTTGCCTTCTGATCAGAAATCTTTTCATATGATACCAACCTATTCAATAGACTAAGACTATTGTGTACTGTATGTATCTCTGCCAGTTGATCCAATTGGTTAACAGCTTTGAAATCCTTTTCTTTCCACTGATTCATATGCTGCAGTACACCCTTAGCGACAGTAAAAGGTTTCTCCACTTCCTCATCTGTTGCATCAATAAGACTGTGCCCACTACCAACACCAGACCAAGATCTATTCTCATGTGATGCAACTTCATGGATACTGCGTGGGTTATTCATCTTGGGGTGACGATAACCCTGGAAGTGATTCTTTGCTCCATCACCACCATGTTTGATACATTCCATGCCTCCACCAAATTGACATGGCTCTAGCTGATGACCACCCTGCGGCTTCTCAGAAGGTTCTGGTGACGATACTGGCTTTTTAGCATCACTAACCTTCTCAAGAGGGCGTGTACCACCCTGTGGTGTTTTTCTGGTCCAAGCCCCAACAGAATCGTTCCAGACAAAATCACCACCAGAAGTATGCTGAGTTGCCCCAGTTGCCCTGGCTCTTGCTGCCTTCATAAGATCAATGAAGAGGTCCATAGGTCACCCCAGACTAACGCACTTGAGCATCTTGCCTTCGTACTTCTTATCCTTGATCTTCTCTTTCAACTCCGGAATGGTCATCTCTTTCATGTCACCAAAGAACTTGGGGTCATCATACTGCTTCATGTAGGCTGCTTTGGCTTCCTCAGGTGAGCTGAACCCCATCATCACCTTGTCTTCATCATACTTCTTGAAGTCAGGCCCCTTCATCTGGCGGATCACAAACACACGAGCCGAATCTTTGCTTGGACCAATATACACATCAACCCCATCCCCATCCACACCCTCCGTGTGAGGAATGAACCCATAGTCGTAGTTCATCCTGGTCTTGCCCTCTTTGTCCTCATTCGGATCGTACCAGTTCCTGGTGCTCCCCTTCTTGTTCTCTATATCGATCTTCACCCCATCATATGAAACCTTCTCTTCGACAGGATGAGATTTCTCAACTTCCTCAATCGACTTGTTGAAATCAGGATGCAGCGAATTGAGATAGAGAGTCTTCACCACAACAGGATCGATGTAGCTACTGAAGGCATTAGCTGTGTGAGTCTTCTGATCTTCGCCTTCCTTCTTGAAGTGACCCAGAGCTGCGGCTACCTTCATAGCTGCGGCTTCAGAGATCTTGTCCAGCATCTGTCCTGTTGGCTTACCCTTGATCTTCTCAGCCAGTTCCTCGAAATACTCTGAGTAGAGCCTGGTGCCATGATAAGAACGAAACTGCTTTGCCTGAACACCAAGGCTCTGCAGGTTTCTCACGAGCTTGTTGTAGCCGATCTCCTGGTACTTGGTCCTACCACCACGCTTTACTGGCACAGAGAAGAAGTAATCCTTGTCCTTCTTTCCGGGTGCAGTCAGGAGATCTTTGACAATCCCCATGGCTTTAGAATCAAGAACCACATTCTGATTCTGTTCCATTCCACGCTTACCAATATAAGAGAACGAAACAACATTACCCTTCACACTGACATTGGACTTCTTGAGAGAAACCAAAGCCACATGACCTGTTGCTTGCTCATGAGCCTTTTTACCTACTCTCATGAAAGCCTGGTCAAGCAAAGCAACCATCAAACCAAGAGCACGATCTGAAAGAGCATCAGAACCCATCAGTGACTTGTAAGCCTTGCGAACCTTTGGCAGCTGCTCATCCAGATGCTTGTTGCTGGTATTGATTGAGAGTTCCTTGTTCTCCTGAACATCAGAATCAGGATAACCGTACTCGTAGTCAGACCCATCTTCCTTAGGCCAACGAGCTGCCCATCTCTTGCTGTGAGTATCCTTGTCATACTCAGGATTCCACTCAGCATGATCTGGAACTGCCCGATTCATCTTCCGACCCTTGGCATCAAAATACTCAGGGTTTTCCTTCTGAGTTGGCTCGTTCTTGGCCACCTGAGGAGAACCTAATGACGGCTGATGATGCTTATGATCCTCCGGAGCATTAGTCCCTTCAATGATGTTTCCCTTTGCATCATGATAGTAATACTTGTAGTGACCAGGAACCCCCTCCCGCTTCCAATACTTGTAGCCTTGAACCTTCTCCCCCTTCTTGGCCTTCCTAAGAATATCTGAAGCCTGGGAGATCTTGTCGAGCTGAAGCTTTCGAATGAGATTGATCGCCTTCATCACTGGAGAGAGCTTTGCTTGCATTGCCTCAAACTCCGGTAGACCGGCCAGCTTCTGGTGGGCACTCAGAAAGATGTCAACCAATTGATGCTCAGACGGTGGACGAGAAAACTCTTTCGAATGCTTCTTCGCCAACTCCAGCGACACCTCTGTGAACGGTCGAATGTTCTGAAGATCACCTTTAGGAGCAAAGGTCAGTAGAGCCGCCTTCTCAGCCGAAGAAAGCAGAGGATGCTCTGTCACCATGGTCACCCAGGACTTCTTCTCGCTGGCAGGAATCTTGACCTTGGGTCTAGATACTTCCTCAGCCTCATAGGGCTCCACGAACTCGTCCCCACCATCAGACTGCCAGTGAGCAATGAATGCCTGAGCCTGCTCAGGAGATTTGATCTCATGTAGATCAGTGGCAGCAAGAAAGGATGTTACCTGCCTCTCGTGGTCATCACCAGCTGCTGCTGTGAAGCGAGCAATCTTGTCCTCTTGCCTGGTGGACCAATCCTTCAGCTTCTCCTGCTTCGCCAGCAGGTTCACATCTGGCTCACCTGTGTGTGCCCCTACACTGACAATTGCCTCATGGTCAGGATGCATATCCTTGCGTTGAAGATTCGTGATCACATCATGGGTGTGACCACTGTGGTCCAACGTCGTGACCATCTTCTGCCGTTCCTTTAATTCACCAAGTATCTTCTTTGTCTCTTTGAAGTTTTCCCACCACAGGCAATGACCAAGATAGGTATTGAACTTCCAACCCTTCTCAGGATCATAAGAATTGACTGCTCTCTCAACAGCAGTCATGGTAGGTGACTCTGGTTCAATCTGGATATTGGAAGAACGACCAGGACCACCGTAGTAGCCAAGAAGTCTAGCCATTTGCTCTACATCAAATATATTGTACATCTTCAATTGACGTTCTGCGTACAGCACTATCTGACCAAAATGCTCCTTCACAACCTTGGCATAGAAGTTCTTTCGATCTTCATCAGATTTGAACTGAGCATGTCTTATGGGTCTAGTCCCACGACGCTGTGTGGTCTTGCCAGTCCTCTCATGGAACACAATGGAGTACGGCTTACGAACTCTGGTCCAAGTGATTCGACCTTGCTCAAGAGCTGTAGTGGCTGGCCTATCCCTATCGATAGGAAACCTCTTGGCAGGCTTCACACGCTGCCCAGAGGCTCTCTGCTGCCTCCGCTGCTCCTTTATCCACTCCTTGGCCGTCTCCTTCGTGAATGGGCTGGCAGCCCACTGAGGAGGCTCACCAGGGAAGGGATTGTGAGGACTGCTAGCGCAGTACCTGACACTCATCTTGCCACTGGGATTGTCCCTGGTAGGTCCACGGTCCCTCAACTCAAACCAAGGCTTCCCTTGAGCGTCACGGACAGTTCTAGTTGTCCTTCTCCGATGAGCCCAGTTATCCAACGATGCAAAGTTTGGAAGGGTAGTGATAGCATCCTGAGCTTGGTTTGAGTTTGGAGGCAGAATGATGATCGGTCTGACAGAGGATGGGCGAACCAGGACCTTGTACTTTGGAGCCCCCTTCTTGGACAGAATAACTGCAGTGTGCTCTTTTGTTCCTCTCAGAGCTTGATGCCTGGCATAGTGAAACGCCTGCTCAGGGGAATGCTCGGACCTCAGTGATTGAGGATGTACATCAATGGTGTGCTTCTCAGTAGCTGTACTGGCTGGACCATGATTCGGATTCTGTAGATCTGAATACTTATAGTTCCAGCGTTCACTCTTCCACCAACGAAGAATGTACTTGCCACCAACATGCTCACCCTTGCGAGCCTTGGTTATGTCAATCAGCAGAGGAAGCACTTTCCGATTCCTCAGGCTGCTGATCCATTCCATCCTCAAATGGATTATCTCCATCACCTTCCAGTAGATCCATCAGTGAACCAGCAATATCATTTCTAATATAATCGTCATCCATCCAATCCTGATAATTGTAGTCGTCACCCCAGATCTTCTTGGAAATCTGAATCAATTGATCTTTGCTAAATTCATTTAGATGCTGAAGCAACATCTTGGGGCCAGGTGGCTCCTCTTCATTAGACTCACCCTGCTCAGAATCTTGCTCAGGATTCTGATCTGGTTCTTGTTCATCCTGGTCTGATTTAAAAACCTCCTTCAAAGCCTGCTCATATCCTTCCTTGTCCCCAGCTAAATTGAACCTACGGAGATACATAGCGGGGTTCCCCTCAAGGGGGATTCGGTAACCCAGAGCCTCTGACCAGACCTCATGTTGGTGTTCACGGCGATCCAACGGACAAGGCTCTTTGAATGGGGCTTGACGACCACGGAACTGAAGATAGTAATTGTTGACGTTCCGCTTGGGATCTCTGTCATCAAAGTAGTCCTCATCCGTGTTGACAGGCGAAACTTCCTGACTGCCCATTGGAATAGATGGGAATCCACCAGCCTTCGTCAGGCTCGCCATCTTGTCAGACTTCGTATCATCTTTGTCCTGCTGAGCGATCTCAGCATCCTCATCTGGCTCAGCTGCATCCCCAGCATCATCCCCAGCATCATCCCCACCCATATCTTGATCTGCAGCCTCATCCTTGGCTTCCTGCTGCTTCTGCTGAGCCAGCTCAGGATCACCACCACGGAACGAGCCTGAATCAGACTTCCCCACCTTGTCCAATTGGCGCTCCATGGCTGGAAGACCAATCTTGTCATCATAGTAACCAGGATGTTCTTCGACGTGATCATCGTGGATCTCATCAGCTACAGCTTCCTTCACCTTCTTGGGCAAAGGACCGCCTTCCACATGCTCCATTTCAATCTCACGACCAGTCTTCTTGGACTCATGATCATCCTGGGGCTTTGGCTTTCCTGAAGCCTTGCCACCAGGAATCAACTCACCCTTGGAGATCATCTCAAGCTCATCGAATGGATTCATGGTCGTATCACTATCCCAAGATGGATTCGTTTCTTTCCATCTCGATCAACATCATGCCAACGTTTCAAAAACTCATCTCTGTGGATGAACGCTCTCTTCTTCGACACAGATGGGTCCTCGAAATGGATCTCATCTTTGTCCACACCGATCACCACTTCGTAGTGACCATCATCCCAATCACTCGCCCAAGGTGTAGCCTTCGTGTCCCGCCATGCCTGCATAGCAACAATGACCGGCACACCATCATCAGTCAGCTTCTCAAGATCATCAATCTCCATTGGTTCTTGAATCGAAGCCTTGAGACCACACTTGTTCGCCAGCTTCTCGATATCCTCTGGTCTTGTTCCACCCTCTTCAGTTGATCCAAGGGCTTCAGCTAGCTTCTTCTCATCAGGAACATCCTTGAACTTGTAATACTCAAGCACAGCAAGAAATGCAGATGGGCCACAGGTGTACTTCTCTTTCTGCCTGTAGCTGGGAACGTCTAGAATCTTGCCCTTCACCACTTCAGGATAGGCTTCAGCTGGATCTAGAAGAGTGAACTCATGCTGGTCATCCCATCCCCATCCAGCAGGAACATAATGAAGTCTTCCATAACAGTGGGGGTGAGCTGGTGGGAGTACAGGTTTAGCATTCTGTCGCCATGGTCTACGATAATTTGAACCCTCGTTATCAAGCAGCTCCTTCAGCTTGAAGATCTTTGGATTACCTGTCTTAGGATCATAGTACAAACGCCTGCAGTCATCACACATATCGTAGTCATGGACCACAGCTACATTGCTATCAATACCGTCAGAATACTTGTAGATGTCTTCCTTCTGAATGATGGCAGCAGCAATCCCACGTTGACGGGCTGAGTGCATCTCTGTGGCTGCTACTCGTGACCAATTCCTCTTGGTTTCCTGCAGAGCATCTACCAGCTCATTAGCAACCTTGGTGTAGGCTTGGCTCAGATCTACACCAGTTCTGATCTTATCAGCGATGGTCTCTTTGATGCTGGCTTCTGAAATGGTCTGGTTGGTGGCCTGGGACAGTTTCTGGTACAGACCATTCCTCATATCATCAATGAGGTTCCTGAACCTCGTGTGAGCAGACAGCTCAGCAGCATCAATGGCCAGCTTGTCGACCGTCGTGTACCTGCCCTCTGCAGCCTCCTGCAGCTGGGTCCAGCTCAGATTCTTGTACTCACCTTCCTTGAGGACAGACTCTAGCTTACCCAGGACATAGGCATACTTGATCGACTGGGCATGGACATCCATTGGCAGCTTGCCGCTCGACTTGAGCTGCTGCAAATCCTTGTCTGAGATCTCTTGCTCTCCGAAAACCCGCCAAGCAAACCAGGTAGCATGTTGACGGATGATCTCAGCAAGCTTCTCGATCTGGGCTCTGGTAAGAACCATTCACCTTAGTCCTTACCAATCACCTTATATCCCATTTCACCCAGTTGCCTTTCAACACCCATGTGTGACATTCTATCACCAGAGTTATGTCGCCAATGAGTCTTACCAGTCATATGATGCTGATAGTCTTCCCTAGTTAGTGTCTGAGGTCGCCTACCAGGACGATGAATCCTTAACACCGTACCAATTGGATGCTTTTCCAACTCAGCTTCCGTCAATGATGAATGAGCTGAATGTATCTTGGCCTTCTTTATAACTGGACCAACTAGCATACGCTTCTTCTTCTTTTCAGCCTCCGCACGAGTCCCAGGACGATCAATACCAAGATGAGGAATACCAACAGGCTTGCTCCGCAACGCAGCTTCGACCTCCTGAGATTCGCCACTGTCAAAGTCCTTCTCCACTACCTGAGCCTTCTCAACCTTCTCCTCCAGATACAGCCCAGGACGGGTACTTGGAATCCGAGGCAACGCCCCATTCATCTGCCCCTCAGTGACACCAGGCATCACCTGAGACTTGAGCACACGATGAGGATCTTCGTTCACAAGAACGAAAATAGGATTGCATGTGTCTTCCGTCTTGGCAGGCTGAAGCCTTCGGGGGCCAATCATGTCGCTACGCATGGTCTTCTCCTACAGACGAATGAAGAGAGGAAACGCCTTCTTCAGACTCGTCTTGTTGATGTACAGTCTTGTCAGTGATTTCAGTACAGCAGTCTTTGCAGGATGCTTGTTATTCCAATCCAACTTCAGCTCAAACTTGGTTGATGTCTTGTTGGGATGAGGAACTTCAGTGTACAAGTCTGTAGCTTCAGGCTTCAGAGTATGACCTGCGCCTTTGTTATGGGTTCCTGCATCTGCACCAGTTACATAATGGCACTCATGATATCCACCTTTTGAGTGGATGACACTATTCTGATTGTACTTCTTAGCCAGATCTCTGACAGTGCTATGCTCACTAGGATCATTGTGATGAACCATGAATGTCTTTGTCATCACATTCCTAGGAGTGGCAACCTTAGCCTTTGGTACATGATGAACTAGAAATGACTTCTCTTTACCACCCCAATGACCTTCAACCTCAGTGTGATCTAATCCATGGTTGATTAGATCACTTCTAAGCTTCTCATGCCTGGCTAAGAACTTGGGATGATTCTCTGGCAGATCCTTCTCTTCTGGGTCTTCTATGTTCCTGCCAGCTGACACCAAAGAATAGTGACCACCGTTGAGCTTCCTCTGCAAAGCATCCTTGGAAAGATCAATATGTCTACCAACCTTAGCTTTGATGAGATCACAATCCCAATCAATCAAAGACTTCGCTACCCGACGCCTAACTGAAGTCCCTTCCTCAGCACCAATCGGCTTATCTGCATAAGGAGCCGCTGTCCCCATCTTATTGTTGCTGGAACTATACGGACCATACCCCCCTTCTGCAGATTCTTTGGTCTTGGTAGCATGAGCTTCCGCTACATCATTGATGTCAGTCCCAGGAGGATGACCAGCGTGCTGAAGATGAGCTTTGATTCTAGAATAAACAGGAGTCTTACTCCCAGAATACTGATCTCGATTCAAGTGATAATGAACAGCTAAATCTTCGTGATGTTGTGGAGTAGTCACAGCTCCCTGCTGCTTCAGAATACCAGCACGAGCAGTGTGAGTCTGATACATGCCCAACATTTTTCTGGCATGTTCTGGTTCATTATTCAGCATGTGCATCATGTACCCATGTTGGGCATGACCAGCAGCTGCTTCGTGTGTGGCCAGCTGATGACCTGGAGACGAAACGTCTGGCCCACGCACGGGAGCAGGAGTAGTAGGTTTTGGAACTGCAGCAACAGCAGGTTTCGCCACCTTTGGTGTAGCCGGCTCATCGTATCTGGACAGACGACTACCAAATGCCTCTTTACCCTTAGGTAGAGCTTTCCACAATTTGTCTGAAATCTTAAACAGACCCTCATCAAGATAGATGAGCATGCTCTACCCCTGTGTAAGTTTAATCAACGCCACAGCTAACATCGGTCCACCGTCCATCATCAACTTAACTGCATCCATGTGCTGCATATGATACTCATTAACCAGAAGTTTCAAAATACGATCACCATCTGTAGACAGTGATTTCTTTACAGTAAGTCTCTGAGAAATAGTAGACTTCATTTTGAGCTAAGTACCTTGGATATTTCCTTGGCCAGACTATTCATCATGATATCAAATGAATCATCTACAAACTTCACCAGATGAGACGCTGCAGGGTTCTCTCCAGATAACAAAACACTGAGGTCGGGATCTGGACCACCCTTCCTCAGCGTCTCGATGGTTGCCTCCAAAGACTTGATCACATCATCGGTGCTCAAGTCCTCAGGAACCTGAAGCCTAACTCTTTGTGACATGGTGGAACGGCACCGAACCGCCCCTGCCGGTGTTCCAGTTCAGCTCCTCATTCATATGTCGAAGCACACGAAGAGAAACCAGACCCCGCTCCTCCTCTGTCATCCTGGCCATGGTTCCAGCAATCTTGGGATTCACCAGCTGGAACTTCTGAGGGAGGATCAGAGTGAGAATGGACTGCTCAAAGCTAGTCAGGTTGCCACCACTCTCAGCCTTGTGGATCATGTCGATAACCTGGCTGGCCACAAACTCGGTGTCGAGCCTGCCATCAGGGTAGCGACGAAGAGGAGTGCAGCCTTCGTTCCTCAGCAGAGAAGGGTCCTGCTGGGGTGTGCGGTACTCAGTTGGGTGCGTGATCCCCTCTCGATAGCTCGTGGACTTGCTCAGCTCCTCATCAGTCTTGCTGTTGCGGAGATTGAGGGGAATGTGGCCTGCATACGGGTTGTGAGGCATCTATCTTCTCCTATACGGACATCCAAAGACCAACACTCTTCTTGATCTTGGATTCCTTCTCTTGACGATCTCGTAACTTCTCTGTCCGTGTCGCTTCATCCTGACGAGCCTTGGTTGGGTTCAACCCCTCGAATGTAGCACCATGCTCCTCTTCACTTCCAGGAACACCATGCTTGCGACGTTCCATCAAATCCATGAGCTGGCTCATTCCTACAACACGGACTAGCTTCTTTCCTTCCAGCTCCTTCCCTAACCTCTGCCGTGTCTCCTCACCTCTAACTGACTCTTCATGAGCAGACTGATCACGGAACTGTCGAATCTCAACAGGGGTCATCTTGTTGGCTGACTCACTAGCCGTAGCCTCATCCGTCCCCTGTCTGATGAGATGATTCTTGAACCTAGTTCTGATCTTTGCCTGAGCCTCTGTCTCTTCCCTATTCATTGCAGCTGCTTCTCGCTCACGACGCACAGTCGTTGGAAGACCAGCAGCTTTGAGCCTTTTGGCTTCTGCTCTGGCCTGAGTAGCCTGGGTAGCCTCATGCTCCCTAATTGACCTCTGCTCCTCCTTAGACCGTTTGATCGGAAGCTTCTTCAGTGCTCCCTCAAGAAGCTTGGCAGCAGCCTTGACTTCCTTCATCTTGGTCCGGCTCGCTACAGTCAGCTTAAGAGCTGGAACACGACCTGTGACCTCACGACTCTGGACCGCATGCTGCTTGAAACAAGTGGGGCAGAGTTTCTGAGCCACAGCAGCAGGATCTGGAGGATCGATGTACTTCTTCTCTCCAGTTTTGGGATTGATCTGTGTCACATCAGTTGTATTACCTACAGTCTCCCCAACACGACCTTCAACCTGATTCGTTCGTGGATTCCTAATTACCCTCTGAACTGTCACAGGGTGATCATGATTAGGGACGATTGCTGAATTACAGTTTCGACAAAAATAGGCTGGCCAGTTGCTGCTTTCCTGGGCTCGAATGTAGCTTCGCTTAGGATGGCCAACCTTCATCTTGGATTGGAATCTAGCTGGAAGCTCCTTCTTCCCAGGTACGATCTTAACCTCAACATCCTTCTTGGACTCAACAAGATGAGGAGCACTCGTAGTGTGAAGAAGAAGCTGAGGAGGCTCTGTCTCACCCTTGATCTTCTTTCCAACCACACCTTCCTCAACATAGATCTTCTCCCCTGACTGCGTGAGGTAGAACTTACCTCCCCGTGGCCCCGTCTGAGTCGGATGCTGCTTAGACTTGAGCAAGTCACTCGCCAGATCGAAAAGCTGAGTCGCAGTCAGGAGCATGACCTCACCCGCAGATGGAGCAATGAAGCTCGCCGTCTCGTCCCTTCACCATCTGATGCCCACATGCCTTGCACATGGCCGCCTTGCTAATCTGACAGGTTGGACAAGCATCGAAGCTCTTGGAGAACACACGACCACAGACATCACAATCCTGCAGTTCACCGCTCTTGTTCACCTCACGGTGAGTCCGCTCTTCCTCATCCCGACGAACCTGAGCTAGCACATCAGGTTTCAGATACCCAGCGTGCATCGAAGGGATGTCCTTGGCGAGCCTAGAATCCTTGTTAGTGGGGATGTCCATGGCAGAACGGAAGATGTCCTTCTGCGGCTGCAGGGCACGGGGGATACGAGGCAGCGACCTCGCCGTGACAGCCTTGCTCAGATCCATCAACTCATCAAACGACTTCTTGGTGGACTCCATCGACTTTTCTCCTATACCCATTTTGTGGCTAGGTCGAAGGGGGGCATACTGAGGACTGCCCTGGACCATGGACTTGTCATTTCTGCTCTCACCGGCCTGATTCAAGCCAATAGCGATTGCTTGCTTCTGACCACCTGGATGACGACCAAGATGATGCATGTGGTGAGCAATCATCTCAGAAGCCATGTCATTCTTACCCTCTGCACTCTTGGGCGGATTCTTGATCTTCCCACGTTTGGTCTTGTACTTCTTGATTCTAGACAAAGAGCCCTTGGGGTCTTTCGTCCCATAGTGGATCCCATAATGCTTTTCCTGATCCTCGGCAGCCTTCTTCAGAGCCTTGAAAGCCTTTGCTGAGGCGGCCTGAAGCGTACCCTCAGGAGGTCCGCTCATAGAGGCAACCTTCTTCTCACTCTCCGGCTTAGCTACTGACTGCATTGTAAAAGTTGATCCTGGCTTCAACGGCTTTGTATAAGGCTTGGTCTTTGTCTCTGCTGGTGCAGAAGAGATCACATCACCACCATGAGACACAGTGTGGGCACCAGAAGCTCCAGCCATCCTGGGAGTAGTTTGTTTTGATCCGGTTCGAATACCTAAAGCCTGCTTCTTCTCTTCGCCGACCTGACCCATGGCCGGGGTAGACCAACCATGCATCTGAGCTGTTTCCATCACATGCTGGGGTTTGGCTGACGGACCTGCTGCATCGATCTTCTTGTACTCTCCAGCCATGTGCTCAAAGTCTTTCATGATCTGAGCACCAGCTTCTGGAACCAAACGAGCACTCTTCTTTTCGTCTAGATTAAGAGGAGTGTGCTTCTTCTTCGACTTGATCATATTGAGTCTGCTCATTTGTCACTCCTCTTTTGATCAATCCAATCGTCGAAAGTCACAACGATTTCTTTCATCGACTTACCGAAATTGGCTGTGTACTTAGGTGTGGCTCCTGGCCTCTCGCCTGGAACTGGACCTTGACCAGCAGGAATGCCTCCCTCACCGGGCTGACCGGGAGCCCTCACAACCTGTCCACCCTGGGGGGACTCAGCACCAGGAGGAAGCTGACCCTGCTGCTCGGCCCCAGGAGGAAGTTGACCCTGCTGAGCTGCCATCGCTTGCTGCTGTTCCATCTGCTGCTGTTGCTGCTGCTGAGCTTGCTGCTGCTGAATGTTCTGGTTGTAGATCTGCAACAGTTGAACATAGGTAGGATTCTGTGGAACATCACCCAGCGGAATGTCAGGAAGATCGAGAGACCGACGAGCTTCATTAAGAGTCATGTAGCTTGCGATCTGCTCCTTGATCATCTCGTGCTTTTCTTGTTCCGTCAGCTCATCAAGCCCAACGAACTCGAACACGAAATGATCATCGATCTTGTCAATGACATGCTTGTTGATAAGCTTGGCAATGAACCTAAGGAGCGGCTTCAGACCACGATCACGAGATGCCTTGAGCTTCCACTCCTGACTTGATTCAAAAAGTGGCGTCTGCTGCACACCACCATGAAGGTCGAAGTTGATTTCTGCTGGGTCAATCAGGTACACACCACAAATGATCTTGATTAGATACTCAATCCAGGTGGAGAACTCCATATCCTTGTTGGTCATCTGAAGGTTGATCCACTCAATTCCTTCAGACTGAGTGATTGGAGTCTTCCATGCATTCTCAACACCCGCCACAGTAGCAACCCACTGCCGACGGAATGCCTCAAGCTGATCTGGTGTCCAGTTATCACCCTTGAAGTTAAGCAAACCCTTGGGGTGAGAACCTTGGGTGAAATATCGACGGTTGTATTCCTCAGAGAAGAGGAGAGAAGTCACGATGGTGATGAGCTGTTCAATCTCACCATAACCGTACTGCTGAATGTAGATGTCAGTACGAGGATTCCGAACACCAAAAGCCAGCTCGCTCTCACTGTAGACGTTCTCGATCTGACCATTGATGATCTGAACAAACTGCACATCTTGATCGGTGACAGGATCAGAGAATCCACCGTAGCCGCTTCCTGTCAATGCCCCATACTGCTTGTTCTCATAGAGGGCAGCGAAACGACCACCAAGAGGGGCCACAGGATTTCGAGCATGGTAGCTAAAACCAATACCAGCATCGCGATCTGTAGATGCAATTCTGATCGTGGCTGCATCAATTGCTAGAAACTCAAATGGGATTCTATTGTTTCTAGGAACGATCTCGAAACAAAGCTGATCATAGACCAATGTGTCTCTAACAACCTTCTTCAAGAATGACTCAAAATCATCCCTTGAAGTTCTACTGTAGATATTCTTCTTTCCAGGCTCACCACAGTTAGCAACGAATGCTTCAAGCTGTTTGATGAACTCACGCTCAGCACGAGTTGTCATGTGCTCTGGGTCTTTGTGCTTGACCATGTACCCCAGAGACTTCGTGGTTCGATACGGAGCAGCAAACGATGCAATCTGAGCAATTCGAGTATTGACAATAGCAGCAACAATTGAGAGCTGAGTTGCACATCGCTTGAGAACATCATAGGTCAGAGAATAGCGACGGTCCTTGTACCCCATCGCATACTGAAGTGAGAGAGGATCGAAGAAGGCAGACTTGGGACCACGATTAGGACCCATATCTGAAAGACCACGATATGCCTTCTGAAGAGCCCCTGGCTCTTTTCTAGCAGCAACAGGAATGTGGGAAGTGACATTTCTTAACCGTCCCACTTCCTGATAGGCTTCTTGCATCTCTTGAGCTGAGATCGACTTCTGAATCTCAGTGTAGTCCACAGGGGGAGCAATCATCGTTATCCCCTCATCAAACCACCAAGAGACTTCCTGATGGTTCCTTGAAGCCAACGATTGAACTCACCCCTCATTCGAGAAGTGATTTGAACCTGACCTGAATCGATCTCATCGGGGGAATACCCCTGAGTCTTGAGCCACTCTTTCTCACGAGGAGGAACCAATGGACCCTGAGCAAAACGAGGAGCCCCAGCAAATGCCTTCATGGCTTGAGCCATCAGGCTCTTCACGACAGAAGCTTGCTCTCCTGGAGGGGCCTGCTGCTGCCCAGGAATGACTCCGGGGGCTGCCCCAGGTGCATCCCCGGGTGCCTCCGCAGGAGCCTCAGCTACATCCTTCTGCTGGAAAGGAACCTGAGGATTGGACCACACCTTCTGAACATCCCGCTCCTCACCAGTCTGCTCATTGTCATCTTTGTGAGGGTCATCCTCATCAGTCTCGGTTCCAGAACCATGCCATCGTTCCTCGGCAGTGTCTGCGGTAGGATCACCACTCTCCCCTTCAGGCTGCCGAGAGTAGCTGTGCTCATCTTCACGCTTGGCCTGACCCCCAGAAGGCATCGTAGTGCGGCCACCAGATTCCTGATCTGCTCCTGCCTTCACCAATAGATACAATCTCGGATTTGATTTCATCGCATAGATCCCGTTCGAATTCGTGGTCCCATCTGGGTGGTGATCTGACGCATTCCTCCACCACCTCCACTACGGGCATTCAACAACCGATGAGCACGAAGAGCTGTCTTCCAACCAGCAACACTCAGAACTCTGGCACCTGCACCAGCTCCACCAGGAGACATTGAAACTCCAGTGGAGTAAGCACCCATGATGTTGGCATAGCCCCGCTTCTTAGCTGTTGGCTTGGCCTCTTCACCTTCAGGCCGAAAGAACAGCGAAGGCTTCTTCTCTTTGACTTTTGCAGGAGGCTTTGCTGCTTCTTCAGCACCAGCTTCTGCAGGAGAACTTGTTGGTGGACTTGCAATACTCGGTGTCTGGGCTGCAGCTGCTTTTGGTCTTGCTGCTTGAACAGCTGCTTGCTTTGATCTGAAACCTTCCATCTTCTGCTGCACTGGTGCAGCACGAACTTCTTCTGCACTGCGCCTCGAAGATGGAGTCTCTGAAGTTGAAATTGCACTAACTGGTTTCTTTGGTGTGATATCAACCGCACCACGATGACCAGAAGGAATCTCTATCGGCTGCTTTGATGAAACAGACTGCCCGGTAGGACTCACTAAAGCTCGTGAGGGAGAAACAACCTGTGCTCCTGGTTTAGCAATATGACCAGCAGCACTTGCCATTACTATCGGCGAAGCCATGGTAGCAGGCTTCTTTGCCTCACCACTTATACTTGCTGGTTTTGAGGAGGTTTCGACTCTACCACGAAACCCAGATGGCATATCTGCAGGTGGTTTCGATGAAGAAGCAGATCGAGTTCTTGATCCTACTCTACCTCGGAATCCAGGCTGAGCACTTACTCTCTCAACCGTTCTTTGCACTGCCTTCGCATCAGCTTTGGATAGATCCACCGCTGCCTTCATCAGCACGGTGAATGGATCTTGATACGATTTCTCGATCCCCTCTACCGCAATGTAGTGCAGCAGTGGAACGTACATGGATCAATCCTCCGGACCGCCAAACCCACCAGGACCAGCAGGACGTGGATTCAGCCCAGACACTTGCTGACCTGCAAGAGGAGCCCGACCCTGGAATGGAGTTCTGGCTGCCTTTCGATTCACTTCACGAACCGCCCCTAACTGAGCCGCTTGTTCTAGAGCCTTCGACTCTGATCTTCTAGATATCTGGGGAGCTGCAGTTGGAACAGGTGACATCTTTGCTGAAGTCACAGCACTAGATGAAACAATCTGCTGCAGATCCTTCTCGTAGTCATGGCTCTGGCAGAGAATCAACTCGGCATCCTCAGTACCAGACGTAGCTATCTCATGCACTACACCACGTTCAAGAGCGATGCTTTGGTTGGCATTCAGCTCCTGGGTCTCACCGTCGACCATGACGAACAGACGACCAGCGAGTACACGTACCACTCGATCCTTCGTCTCGTGCTTGACCTGACCTGAGCTATTCCTGGCACAGAGGTAGCGGTAGCTGACATCAAAATCGGAACCGCTAAAAATGGGAATTCTCCAACCATCTGGAGTGATTTCCTTATTTGACAGATCCACCAGTGAAGTAGCTCGTGGACCTGTCCTACCCACGATCTGACTGTGCTTCCGCCCACCGTGTGGGTCCTGTACTCTGACTCTGCGACTACTACCTGCACGGGGATTGGGGTTGAACGACGACATAGGACCTCCTGTCTGTCCACCAGGTGTGATTTATCCGGTTTCAGGATTGCAGTGAAAGTCTAACTTGTCAACTACACTTAGGAATCTGAAGTTGACTCATCAGTCTCAAGAGCAATGGATTCAACGAAAGTAGTGGGATCGAAACCAGCCTCTCGGATAACCTTGCAACGCCTATCCAGAAACTTGTCCAACTTGTCCAGAATGATACGTCGACGACGCTTAGCCTTGTGCGTCTTTTCATTCAGATCCTTCTCTACACCACGGTACTCGGCCTGGATGGTTTCCAGCGTCACTCTGCACTCAGACACCGTGGTCCTGGAGAGAGCATCCTTCTCCTGACGCACAATGTCTGCATCACGAGCAAGGCTCTTGGCAGCTGTCAGCAGACGCTGTGAACGCTCCAGAAGATCAGTAGCCTTCTTGTCTAGCCCCTCTATTTGACCTACTGCTTTCTGGTAATCTTCATTGGCAACCTTCTGACGAGTACCGATCTCCTCCAGAATCTTGTGGTGAGGATAGGAATTGATCTCCTTATCCTCACGAGTGATCTCAACACGGGCACTGCTGATGGCATCCTCAAGGCTTTCCAGACGAATCCGTAGAGCCTTCTCACCGTCTTCCTTCTTCCCATTCCCATTGGAAGGAACAGTCTCATTCTGGATCTTCTCCTCACTATTGGAACTGAGCTTCGCCTTCACCTCTGCAGCCGTCTTCTCGACCCACACCTTGTATCGCTTCCTGGTGCAAACACAGAGAAGACTGTTGGTGATCTTATTGTTTCCCTTCAATGTGGTTGTCTGGGTTCCAATGACCCCCCGTCCATTGCAATCCTTGCATCCCTTCTTGGCCCAATATGCAGGATCGGAGGATGGCTTCAACTTCTCCACCTCTTCCATGATGTGCTGCGGAATTTCACCTTGGATCTTGATCTTCATGGTCTTCCTCCGATCTGAGTTTATCTACCGAAGCTCTCGTAGCCCATCTACATGAGCCTCTAACCAATCAATGGCAACCTTAGCTGATTCAGTTTCAATCACACCCTGTCTCACTACATCAGCTCTGATGTTCAACATCTGCTTCACCATCTCAATGTCCTCATCACTGCACCCATACCCCTTCAAAACAGAAGCCCTCTGATCAATATTCAGGATCTGACCAGTTCTCCAGAACTCCATCTCTAGATCACACCCAAAAGCTTCTCCCTCGCACCCTGCTCGAAATGATGATGAAGTAAGATACTTCGAACTAAATTGAGCCCATCCATCCCTTCCACCTTGAATGACGTGTTGATGCTCGTGAACACAAACCCGTACCTGACCCCAAAGAGACCAACGACTGTCCTCAACTCCAATTATGAATGGGATGTATATCGTATTGAAAAGAGTGGTTACGAAATCCTTCAGGAACTGATCCTTATCCTGAATCTTCAGAGCATTGAGAAGTTCCGCAGCTACCTGCATAACTAAAGCATCGTTCTTCTGCTCAACTGAACTTCCAAACTTACCCAGCATAAAAGTCCAGAAATCTTCCACCTTCTGTTGAGTAAGCATCACTTACCTCCCGGAACACAGGTGCAACCTTTGCCCGGCGCCTCAGAACAGTTCCATATCTGTGGCACACCAGCTTTGATCACCTTGATCTGTGAGCAGTCCATAACACGCTGCCACTTCTTGTTGGAACCACAAACCTGCACAACACTCCCAGAACAGCGAGTGTCTTTGATTTGCGGACAAGGTGAACCACAACCACTCAACACGACAAGGATCAGAAACCAGCGCACCATGGACATCATCGTCTGGTCCTCAACTTTCTCATCATTCTGATCTCAAAGAATGAGGGCTCCTGTTCCTGCCTCTGTCGAGCTAGAGCCTTACTGGCCTCACGGAACTTCACTTCAGCAGCCTGAGACTCTGGGCATCCACAAACAGGAACAGCCCCGTTCTCTTCCCACAGACTCTTGTTGCAATGTGGACAGACGAATGGAACAGGAAAGGTGGTTTGGTCGAATAGTGACAAGGAGATCTCGCTTACCTAGCCCAAGAGAGATCACCTTACGCCAGTTTCTAGGAAGTTGTCAAGAATTTGCGATAGATTTTCCAGCACCCTCGCTGAGGATCTTCAGCTCCACAGCCCAATGGCCAGGCCAATCCATGACCTCTTTGATGATGCCATTGGCTGGAGACTTTCCATCCCCAAGCAAGAGATCACAAGCTTCTAAATACCCCTGGAAACCCGCATGGGCTTTGTGATCAGAACCCACTACAAGAGTGTTACCGTCCTTATCGATCTTGCAGCAGTAATTCCCCTTCTGCAAAGATCGATTTTCTGCAATCAGCTTGCACAGAGGACAATCTTCCAGCAGCATCAGCTCAGCTCCGCGTGAGGGACCGCCAACTTGAACTCAGCGTGCCCCTTTTCGTTGACCCAACCGTAGGCAATAAGCCCGCCTTCTCTCGAAATGATCATAGAGGGTAGATCTGGAACAGGAATAATCACCTCTGCACACGGAAACAACTTCCTGGCACACCCTAGCAAAAACAAATCTTCCTTCCTCCTCTTGACAAGATCAATCACTTCCATGCATTCCTCACTCTCTAGGTAACTTTTGACATCGTTGTTTTCTGACCCACTGATGGAAATATCCTCCGGCGGAAGACGCTTCGAGTAGAGCTTTGTAATCCGATGCAAGACCTGGATATAAATACGCATCACCATTTTTGAATCTGACCACAAGATCATCTTCGATGATGCCAAGACCAGTGATGAGAGAAGATGTATCAACATCAGTCCACTCTGATGTTCCATATGGATTCATCAATTTCACCAGATAGTAAGAAGAAAATGAGACACCATTTGGCCAGGTGTGCCTCCCCGTCCTACTGCTGGCGAGCTGTGGGAGGGCTACGGGCTAGGTAACTCTTCACAGCTCATACCAACAAACTTGATTCCGACTGACACTATTGATCCTCAGGTTGGTGACTAGCACCAGCGGAAAGAACAAAGTGCTATCAAACCAAGCAGCCATGAAACTCCACCCTAGCTAACACCATCTCCAGTGTCAACTAGAAAACTCAAGCCAGATCTTTTGGTTTCAGCGTCTTTCGATCTCCGTCTTCTTTGCAATTCTGGGCAGCTTGGATCACAATTTCTGCCACCTTGGAGTTGAGAGCTTCTACGAATTCAGCAGAAGTTCTGAGACCTCCAGCCTTAACAAGCGCCTTAAGCTTGGAAACCACAACAAGAATCATGGGTCAACCTCCTGTAATCCTATAGTACAAACGAGAGAGGCATTTTACAGCCCCTTTCTTTCTACTTTTAAAGAGGCATTTTACGGAGGTTACAGAAGATATCCCAATAACTTCAAATAGTTATCCAACAGTAGTTAAGGTAAGTCCCTAACTACGCATGCGTAGTCCACTGACCGCCACAGTTTCTAGAAACCTAGAATGATCAACGAGCCGGCCTACAACACCGAGGATTGAGCTGATGGAGTATGGAATACGGTTCTAGAGAATCTTCAAGATGTCTTTGACGGAGAACTCAGGAGGAAAGACATCAACATCTCGCACAAGAGCCACCAAAGCCCCACATTGAATTCGCACCTTGTTGGTGCCAACCCGAACGCTCTTGAACCCCAGCTTGATGTACTGCTCCGTAGCCACTACAAGGGCTACCTTCCCTCGTAGCTCGGGCCACCACATCTTTACCTTCGTTCCAATGTGAGGAGGCCAAGATGAAAACTTGGCCTGGAGCCAGGCTGCCTTTATCCTGTCGTCATGTGTCACCCCAGGGCGGCGACGATAACTATGGCGAAGCATCAATCGTCCTGCTCGTCCCTATCCCTTCTATCCTTCCCATTCCGACGAGGAGGCTTGGCAGGCTCCTCTTCGACTGGGGGAGGAACCACAATACGTCCCTGACCAATATTGGGGTTGCTCTGCTGACGCTTCTCCCATGCTTCCCGGCGAGACTTGAAAGCTGCGTCGTGCTCAGACTTGATCTGTAGCGCCTTGGGGAGAAGCTGCCCAAGCATCTCATGGACCTTTTCAGCAATGTCGATGAAGTAGAACTGCTCTCTCCCGTTGATGTTCACCTTCAAAATCGGATAGGGATTACCCTTCCTGCCATCCTCATTGATCTTCGATTGAAGCTCAAGAGCCAAGGAAACAGGTCGGTTGTTAACTAACCCCTCGATCTTCTCAAGAATCTCAACTGTCTCGTACTGATTCATCAAAGTGTCCTTCGGTGAAGGTCCAGGAACATATCTGGAGGATCAACAGACATGATTCTAGACGCTAAGCTTTGTACTGAACGTTCACGCTGTTCTTTGGTTTCTCTGTCTGTGTCCCAAGGCATATCGATGATGATCACACCCTGACTCCTCAATACTGATACCACATGACCTATTTCTCTGTCCAGATTTCTTAGGTAGTCCAGGTCAATCGCCTGCTCACACTTCCTTCCCTGCTCCTTCTCCATCCTGTTTTGAATCCTTTGGTTACATACTTCAGGATCAACAAGTATTCTGACACAGAATGTTGGGTAGAGAACGAAGGCTGTCATCTCATGGTAGAGCACCTGGTATGTCTCGAACTCCCTCTCTGACATCAAACCCATTGATCTCTGAACACGAGCAAAAGAAGTGTCCCCATAATAGCTTCGATCAAGAACAGCTGGGCCTCTGCCGTTCAAAGCATGCCACTGAGCATCCTGATGCATACTGAAACGCTTGCCCAACAAATGAAGCTGCATGGTCAGAGACCATCTCTTGGAGTCTTTGTAGTAGTCAGCCAGGTAGGGATTGGCTGCTCCCTTCTCGTCAGGCTCCTTCAGAACCAAAGTTGTTGGTCCTAGAGCATCACCAAGTTCATTAGCCAACGTCGATTTACCAGACCCAATCAATCCTTCAATTATCGTCACCGGGCACTTTTTGATCTTCATCATTATCGACTTTCTTTTCTGCCTCCTGCCGACGGCTCATCCGAATCTTTCGGCAACGATGGCAGCGAACTGGATCGTGATAATTGTCCTTGAAAACCGTCCTCATGAAACGCTCTTCACCTTTGGTGAAGTCAAACTTGCCCCCGCAGCTGGTGCAGATGATGACCTTGAGGACTTCATCCCGGTCATCTGCAACAGAAGTGATCTTCTTTCCAAGGTTCATTTTGGGATCGTCGTCGAAGGTAGCACAGTAGATCTCTCCGTGTCTACCGTCATCGTCCTCGTAGCTGGCTGTTAACACCAACTTGTTGCTTCTATTGACATCGTACTCGATTCTGATCCCGTCGTCTGACCCGTCAGCATCATCAAAAGTCACAAACACGGACTCACCTGGCGAAAGTCTAACCTGCATCGTCATCTCCTACTTCGTCGTCAACCACTATTGACTCTTCTGGAAGTTGATGTTCTAGATCAATAATCAACTGTGGTATAAGTATCTTCTCGACTCTGACAGTGTGACCAAAACCACTGGCTTCTCTTATAGTGATCATGATTCTGTCGGGATCATGCTTGTCCGAATCAACAATAATAGTTTGCATCGTCATCTCCTACTTCTTGAACACCTTGCAACGCATCGCAAAGTATAACTCACCCTCGTGACACCCCGTCAGTCTAAGAAACTCCTCCGTTTGAAGAAGCTCAATCCTATACCCCTCATTATCCAGAAACTTTAGAAACTGATTCGCCAGAAGGGCTGCCCTTCGTACCTCCTCCGGGTTCTTTGGTACCAGCGGGAGGCTCATCTGCTGTATTTTCTTCTCTTCCAAAACCAGACTCCTTCATTCGTCGCTCCAGAAAATCCAGAGCCCGTCGAATACGATCCATAGCTTCTAGTGCTTCATAAGCATCTTCACGTTCGTGGATCTTATGATCGATGTTGAATTGATTTTCACCGTCAAACATGATGAACGAGATCTCAAACACATCATTCTGATAATTATCATCTGTACTAACCCAACCAGCACTGGAACTAACAAAAGATGTGCAGAATGGCATGCTAGATAGCCATTCTCTGTAGCAGACCTCACTTGCCTCCTTGACAGTATCTTCACCTTTGCCAGCATTGACTACTTCCTGTCCAGTACATTCCACAGTGACATCCATTTATAATCTCCACTACGATGTTGATTTAATTGCAGCCTTAGCAATTTGACTCACAACACCATCTTTTTATTGGGGATACTACATAGGATCACACTAACTACATTATGGTTTGATACGGAATATAGTAGCACCACCTGCCACAGCCCTACCAGACTCCAACAGATTCTTCTTCTCCATCTGCCCCAATACATCCAGCTTCACCTTCACCATCCTGGATGTAAACCAGGTGTAGCCAAACATATCATGAATCTTATCAATAACCTTCTTCTCTTCAGTCGTCATCGTTCTCCACCGTGAGTTGCACAAGTCTACCATCACCTTTATTGAACGTGTAGACCACTACTTCACGACTTGTTGGAATCCGAAGCCACCAGACACCATGGGTCACTGACCAATCCTTGTCTACTCCTTCTGTCTTGATGTATTTGATATCTGCGTGAAGCAGCATCTTCTCCGTCTGCTCCAACTCACTCATTCGCAGATCCTACACTCTCCACAAGCTTGAGCCTGCCCACCACAGGACGATACAGCTTGGGGATCCTACCTGCCTTGTTACTCGTTACTGAAACCACGTAGCTCTCATGATCACGAGAGAAGCAACCCACAGCCGTAGTATCGAACTCAGCCATCTCATCACCAGTACAGTTACATGGCTCACCCGCTCCAACAACCCTGATGACCACCCCTTCCTTCTTTTTCCAGTAGCTACCTGCCTGACTGCTCCAGCAAACCTTGTCACCCACCTTGAACGTTTCTCTCTTAACCTTCTTACTCATTTTCTTTCTCTCCCTGTATTCCATCTCTTCAATAACTTCACGCATTCTCATCCACTTATCAAAGAAACCTGGAGCCCACAACTGCAGTCTCTCACATGCGTGAACAGAGCACAGTGGTCTGAGATGTGGTGGGACAATACAATGACCGCTATTGACAAACGTATTCATCTTCTCAAAATCAAGCTCAATCTCGAACTTCTGACCAGCTTGTTCTTGCATAAGATCACAAGTAAAATGATCGCAGCAAAGACCTGTCAACTTTCCATTAGGAGTACAACCCATCTTTTTACAGAATGAATAGATGTAAGCTGCAATCTCATCATACTTTCTCTTCAATTGATCTGTCATCTACTTTTCCAATAATCACTTTCTCAGTGGACTCCAACGTCCAACAATCTGGCTTCCGGATATGCTTCTTGGCCCACTCTGCAAGAGCTTTGGTCAGGTCTTCTTGGGCAGCTTTAGGATCGGCAACAGTAAAGATCTCGTCCTCCCAGAAACCAAAATCACCATCACAAGCTCTCTGATCCATTCTTTCTAGAAGATCATCTAGATCATCATCGAGATAATTGGTTGGATCAGGATACACACACCTGCCAACTACAAGCTCAAAAGAATCATCAGTTACAACACCATTCTCATCTTTGTCATTCATCGCATCTTTGATTGCTTCTTCTCTAGTATCAAACTCACCATGAGCCGCTTCAGCATCGATGTACATCCAACCCCACTTCAATTCATCTGGCATCAACCTTCTCCTATTTATGAGGTGACCACTCAGCAGGAGGAACTGGCTCATAATACCCTTTCTTCTCACATCGCTGCAGGTAGCCCCTCCGCACCAACAGATTCAGAACCTTCCCAGCCCAACACCGAGAGTTGTGATCTTTGGACCAGAACGTTCTGAGATGAGCACCGTTGCTCGTCTTCTCATAGAGAGACAACCCAACCTCCACAGCGTCAACAGGATGGTCCTGAGCCAGAACAAAGTCCAAGACCGCTTGCTGGCTCCTTCCCAGATGTTTCTCCATCACCAATTGATCCCTTTCTCCTGAAGGGTCGCAGACTCTCCTGTGCAGCAAGGGCCACACATTCCTGTCCCGTAGTAGCCCCCAGGCATCGTCAATTTGGTTTCACAAACCAAACAAGTCATCCTCTTCAGATCATCAAGATCAGACGCTGCCATCTCCTCCCCACGGGCATGGCAGCAGCGGGGGCAGCGTCCGTCACAGTCACAGTTGGACTTGGGCACTCAACATCTCCGTGTCGAACTCCTCGCACTCTGCCTTGGTGAGCAGGCGTTCGATCCACTTCTCAGGAATCTTCATCTCTGGAGGAATCTGCAGAGACTGAACCTCACCACCTGAGTTGATCCCCAAATGATGGGCTACCTGGACTGCCTCCAGGAAACTCATCGCTCTGACGATGGCTGCACCCAAGAACTGGGTGCCTTCAGGTCTGTCGGGATCAGCAAAAGACAGCCACCACATCTTCACACCCCCTTTGGCAGTGGCTCGCAGAGCTTCTCCGTGATCTCATCGAAGGCGTTGGTGATCATGCCAGGCACCAGACTCCGATACTTCTCCATCAGAGTCAAGATCCTCTCGTTCATGGCCCGCAGCTGGTTCTGGTTCTCTTTCTCCTCCAACTGAACAATCAGCTCCTGGGTGATCTTGAGAACAGCCACTGACTCTTCATGAGTCAAATGCATGTTGGGGTCTGTGATCTGACTCAGGGCTGCTGCCATCAGCTGGGGTCTGCGACTCAGAGCTGCTGTGGCCACCGCATCCACGACGTTGTTGAAGAGCTTGACTGGACAAGGTTCAGTCAGCTTCTCCTTGGGCAACTGCTTCTTCAGCTCATCATTCATGGGAACAACCTTCTTGGTCGTCATTTCTCGTTCCTACCCTCGACCCCTCGAGCCGTCCGATTCTCTGTCCTGCGCTGGAGCCACATCTCGGCTTCCTCCAGCTTGGTGATGGCCAGAGCATTCTCACGACAGGGGAACTTCTTGTTGAAGACCTCGATGGTCATACGGGCGAACTTGATCATGTCATCGATCTGACACCCGTTGGCACCCACCTCTTTGATGGGTCCACGCTGGCCACGGAAGGCAACAATGTCCGTGGTGACACTGATCCCAGGAGAGACCTCTCCATCAGGGAAGGGGTAGGCTCTGGTAGCTGGGTCGAAGTTCTCAGGGTCAAGCATCTTCATCATGATCTCCTAGTCGTGACAGGCACATTGTTTGGGGCACTCGAAAAGATGAGGCCCTGTGTGAAATCCGTTGTACTCATCGCCTCTCTCACAGCAGTTGCATCTCTGCTGCAAGTGTTCTTCAGGTACGTTGATGATCTCTCTGGGATGATCATCGTCAGGTAGCAGCTCCACTTTCCATGACGGACCATAAGGACCGTTATCAAATGGTCCTTCCACGATCCCACCAAACCTTCTTGGTCCTTTGCTGTGAGGTGGTCCATGACTCACTCTGCTACCGATCTTGAACTTTGGTTCCTTGTGACCTGTCAGCTCATCTTCGATGTCCACCAGAATCCGAATCAGACGAGCTTCGTCCTCATCTGGCATGTTGACGATGCAACCCATCCGAAGACTGGAGTTGATGGCCTTGCGGAGAAGCTTGAGATCAGACTTCTGATCTATGATCATTGTCCAGCCTCTTGTTCATCTTGTCACAGTAGCTCTGAGCCTCGTTCCAGGTTCGCCAGTAGTAGCAGGTCCAGTTGCTGACCTTCTGCCCGTTGAAGATCGGACCTCCGTACCACTCACAGGGCCAGCACTCGGTCTTCATCACCCCGTATCTGGTGTCCATCACAGCTCCTCCGGGCTGTAGATCTGCCAGGCAGCCGTCAGCTCGGCTGCCTCCCTGAACAGGTCGTCAGCCTGCTCAATTTGACCCTGTTTTCTGGCCTCAGACCCTAGCTTCCAGAGCTGGAAAATACGGTCCCGGACCGCGCTCCGGAAGGCTGGAACTTGCCAGACTGCCTCCCTGGCTATCTCTTCCAGGGACTTCATTTCTTGGGGTCTCCATCCCAGCGTGGCACTTCATCTCTCTCTCCGTAGTCTTGGTGGTCATTGGACCAGAGACAGGGGCCTGGACCATGGCACTTCTCGCAGGCTCTCATTTGATCACCTCTGGTGGCATCTCAGACGTTGGCACAATTCCATCGACAATCAGCACTCGCTCCGTGTAGCAGGCGCAGACCCTGCCTTGAGGAACAGCTTCTTTCTCTGCATCTGTGACTGGCCAGGACAAAGGCTTCACGGCATAAACCTTCTTCTTGAGTTGGTTCATGCAGATCTTCACGCAGGTAGCATCTTCGTCATAGATGGGCTTCCCGCAATCGTACTCTTTGATCACGGGTTGAGTGACGAGTAGCATCAAAACCAAGCTTCTCATCCCTGTTTCTCTCTTCGTCCAAGGTAGAAACAATGAAGCATGAAACCACCATCGTTCACGGTTCCAAGATTCACCAGGGATCGCCGCAGAATATCCCCTGGAAGCTCAGGTCCATCCTGTCCTGTCAGACCCACAAAGAAGACATGCTCCATCTGAGGGGCATCACCATTTTTGAAGTTAGGTTCTTCAACATGAGCCCAGACACAAATCTGACCTGTTGGGTCATGGCCAAAACTGAAAGGAATAGAAGTAGCCGGCATGATGATGATCTGTTTCCCATAGTCTCTCTTCAATTCGTACTTGTAGATCTTCATCTGTCTCATCCTCACAGGTCCGGCTCATCTACAAGACTCTCACTTGCCCTGATAATGACAGCTCTCAATAGCAAAGTGAGCTTCTCTTTCTCAGCTTTGCTGGCTCTCTCAACCATGTTCCTGTTACCCCAGTTTTCGCAGGTGCATAGGTCAGTACCTTCAAGCCATCTATAATCTCTACCCCCGTTACCCCATCTACATCTATTCAGTAAATCATGAGCGTTCGTGGCAAAACACCATGGGCAGTGTTTGATGAACCTCTCCAGAATCCATCCTGCCTCTATCTTCCCCCACCCCTCTCTCTTCCACTGCTTCATGGCAGGCGAGCAGGCACTTAGCCTGTGGGCTCCCTTCAGGGTCAGGTAGCATCGAACCCTCCTCAACCGGCTCACTGAAATCCCTAGTATCTTCGTATTCCTAGTCATGTCTACTCTCCAGACCCTATAGTACAACCCAACCCATCGTTTTACAGCATTTCCTCTGGGGGTGACCTACCTTTAAGAACCGATATCGCTTATTCAAGTTCCTGGGCATCGCTATTTAAATAACTCATCAAGATTCTAGATGTGCATTCCTTCTGCACATGACGATTCTAGAATATCATATTAAAACCATCTTTATTAGCAGAACAAAATCACAATAAAATCTACATTATATTTTCTGGCCCAAACGAAAGGGTGCTTTTAGGGAATTCGTGGGTAGGGGCATTTAAAGTGGGTTACCAGGAGCTGCATTTAAAGGGTCATCCTGGTCTGGCCAACAGGGTAAACCTATTAAAAACCACCATCTCTTGGGAAGTCCTGTGGCTAAGGGTGGTCTAGGGCCTGACGTGCTTATCAGACCCCCACCCTCGCGTGAGAGGGTGAATCGCTCTGGCTCTTGGGGCCAATTGAGGAGGATAGTCTAGAGGATAGCTCTGGACCGAATAGAATGGGCTCTCAATAACCCTGGCTTGCCTTCTAGTGGCCTTCCTTGTCTTGTCTCTCATGGAGGAAGGCTTGCCTTGCTTCCTTGCTTGTGGAGCTTGCCCTGGTAGGCTTGTGTCCTTCGCTCCCTTGTCTCTGCTCTTCTTCCCTTGACTGGTGTGGAGCTTGTCTCTCCTTTGACTCTGTTCTGTCCTTGTCTCCTGAGGTAGCCCCTTAGACTGGCAATGCAATGCGACCTAATGCGATGCTTTTGACTTGTGAAAGAGCTTGCTCTGTAATGTGCTCTAATGCGATGCTTTGCAATGTCGTATGCAATTCGTTATGCAATGCGAATGCATGTATGTATGATGGGGGATTTACTTCGCTTTGTCTTACTGTATGATTGGACTTGTATGTATGGTGTATCGAGTGAAGCAAAGTAACAGTTCAAGCTTGAAACGACTAGTGTATGTATGGTGCCGATGCTTTGACGGCTTGTATGGTGAACTAGCTTGTGGCTTTTATCGTTCGTAGTGAGAGTGACGATTATGTATGTATGGAAGATGATTAAGATCTTCAAGATCAGTGAAGATTCTAGATTCTATTGTATGACCTTGTATGAGAAGGGCCGGAGCTTGAAACCCGGTTCGACAAGCTAGCGACAGAGACCTTGTATGGTGAAGGTAATTGACGGCTTGTACTGCTCGATTGTAGTGGTGCTTGTATGTGATGGCAGAGCGTGTATGTGAGTGTATGTGGTAAGACGACAGATGATCTTCTAGTGGTTCGTCGATAGCTTGACCTGCAGAACTTCGCTTGCATGATCGAAAACGTGAAGGTGCCATTGTATGGTTATCTCAATTGGTATGCCGTAAAGTGGGCCACATAGACAATTTTGGATGTATGGTGTGAGGTAATCTTCTATCCTTCGAATCAATTCCTCGGCACCAATCTTAGATGTTTCCTCAAATGAAGTATGTATGTAGTAACCTAGTTGGCAAGATATCCGTTGCAGGTAATCGAATAGCACACGGGCCTCGATATTAAGCTGAGCTGGATTCAAAGCATCGAGTGCGACTTGTATGATTGACCCACATGGGAACGGGTAAGTGTTTAGTGTATGGTCATGGTATTGGGCTATTAGATTGCGTATGTCCTGTGAGTTAGTTGTATGTGGAGCTTTCGTGGCTTGTATGGCGGCTTTTAAATGGTCTAAGCCGGGGCATTCAGATGTGGCTTTTAAAGCGGCTTGTGTATGTATGCCTTTGTTTCTAGAAACCTCTGCGGCGCCCCAAAAGGCTCTCAAAGCCCTTTGCTTCACCCGAGCGGTGAGCGGGCTTGTATGTATGGCTTGCGTGGCTTGTGGGGGCTTCTGGGGGGCTTGTATGGTGGCTTGTGGAGCTGGTTCGGCTGGTATGGCAGGCGGCAGAGTGAAGAAATAGCCAAGCGGCTTTAGAAGCTCTGTTGCCTTCTCCTTTGTAATGAGACCGTTCTGCATTAACTGTATGATTTGTGTTATCTTGTCTTGCTGCTCTGGCGTTCGTGGTGTTGAAGCTTGTATGTATGGTGTTGGTGTTAGTATTAGCTTGCTTTGTGGGACCGTGTATGGTGAGCCACCATGGTTTGGTCTAATCTGCCATCCCGGGTCAGACTTACCATATGGTGTATCAAATGGGCCTGCAACAATCGTTGCTGTATGCTCTTCAACACTGTTTGGGTATGGCTTGTATATCACTACTCTGCCCACCTCTAATTGAGTTGTATGTAGTGGTGGATTTGGATAGTTAGGAGGCGTTGATACCCTTTGGGGAGCCGGAATAGTTGGCTGATACCCTTTGAGCATCGCTGCATGTATGGCTTTGTTTATTGTGTCCTTCAGTGTAGTGTTGTGCTCTTCAAACTCTGTCTTGACTTGTATTAGTGGCAATTTACCTATCTTGTATGACATGAATCACCCTCGCAACTTTGTCGCTCTGTTAGCCATTTCCTCTGTCGCAGCCATTGCTGATTGCATTGTACGATCAATCCTTGCTTGTCTCGGAATGGACCTGCAATGTAGATAACTTTCATGTTCATTTGCTCCAATAGGCGTGCTGCAATCGTTCTTTGTTCTTTCGTTTCCACACTTCATAGTTCATGTGTATGAATGCTTCCTCACGATCTAAGTCAGCTTGTGTGGGGTATGCTTCCTTCAATCGTGCCAGCACTTCCTTGGCTTTGACCTTGGCTTGCTTGTATGTAGCTACCTGCTTCTCTCTTGCTTCACGAGTTACTTTTGCTTGCTCGCGTTCTCTATTCTCGTTGTCTATTTGCCATTGTGTCTTAGGTGCTACTGTGTATGGCTTTGTTGGTTGTGGAGTTGGACCACTGTTGAGCGGAGATAGTATGCTCACAGGCTTCACTGGCTGTGGTAGATTGGCCAGTAATGCCTTCATTTCATCTTCTCTAGTTGGTGTTGATTCCTCAGTCACCACCAATCGTGAAGCATCCATCAATCGTGGTCTGGGATGACCATGGAATATCACGTCCACCTTGCCATAGCCTCGACCTGCATCCGACACGACTGTACCGTATGCCCCAAGCAGCACGCTGCCTCCGCGCACCTGCACACGATCACCACGTTTGAAGCCACGCATTGGTTTACTTTGCTGGCTTTGTGGTCTTTGGTTTGCCACGTATGTTCCAGTATGTATCAGTACGCTTAGGTGGCTTCTTCTTAGGCTTTGCTTTCACATTAGTACCATCACAGTGATGTGTAGATTTGGCTGGTATGTAGCTACTATAGCGTGGGTCTGAATATGGCTCCTGTCCAGCCGCCAATCGGATTGCCTCTTCCATGTCCTCTTCTGTGAGAGGCTTTCCTTTCATGTCGATCTTTGGTGGCATCCAACCAGCCAACTTGTTTGGGTCGACTACTCGATCAACCATTTCGCCTGGCTTCATGAGAGGAATCGACACAAGTGGTACGAGTGACATTGATTGTTGTGGTATTTCGTACTTGACTAGATCAACATTCATTTGACAACGATAGTTGTGAGAAATGTACGTAGGTGCTAACGGATCGAGTTTGATCAGCACAAGCTCTAGGTGTAGAGTATTCTTAGCAACATGGGTATGGGGATCTCTGGTGCTATCCAGAGTCAGATTGGTAACATGAATGCCAGACTTCTTCAGCTCACTCGTGAGGTGAGCCAGCAGCAGGGGCAGCTTGGGTTGCTGGAATGACTGGCTCTTCGGTGGCATCTGATTCTTCCTCTATATCAATTACATTGTTTGAGTGAGCTTCAATCAAATTTCTATCTGGTATCGGTTCTGCTGCAGCTGGTAGTTTGGACTTGAGGATCGCCATAGCAACTAAAGCCTGTGCCTCTGGCGACCAATGCTGTATCAATTCAGATCTAACTCTCACATCGACCTTTGCAGGCTCTTTGCTAATGAGCCCAACATCAGTCAGTAGTTTGATCTGATTGTTTCTAGCATCCTGTATAGTGTCGAGGAAGTGTTTGCGTTGTATGGTCCCGGCTCCAGCCTCGTGGTAATCCTGCCAAGCTCTTAGTTCACACTCTTCAAACACCGAAAGACTCTCACCTAAATGTTGCTCTTGTTCAAAAGCACTAACTCGTTTCTTGTTATCCTCACGTATGGCTTCAAGGTCACGCTTCACGGTCATGAAACCAACACCTAGAAGCTTAGCAATGGAGCGATAGCCTAGACCACGCATTCTCAATCGGCCAACTTGCTTTCTGCGATCTTCAATCTCTTCTCTAGAAGCCTTGGCTGGTTTGATCCCAGAGGGCTTCTTTTTGGGTATGTTGACCAGCTGTGGACCAGCTATGGAGCGAGATGCAATGGGCTTGGATTTGACTGGAGTTCTGGACATTTACGTTGCACCCTATGTAACAGGTGTAACATTAGATAAGTAGGAAGTCAAGGGGTACTGTCGTGTACCTCAAAGCTCTTGCAGGCCACGCTGGTCTCATGGCACTCCAGGTCTGATCCTGTCATCTCACTACTGAACTTGGAGCATCCAAATCTGAAGTAAAACTTGCAGTCCCCACACACTCTGCCTTTGGCTGCCCGTATGATAGCCTTCTTGACCTTCTCAAGTTTCCGCATGAACTTGCCACGCGAATCATTAACTGAACCATATTCAAAAGGCTTAGGCTTGTGGCATGGTTCTTTAGGCACAAATCACCAGGACAGATCGTCGTCTTTATAGTTCTCTTCAAACTTATGCTCGTGTATTGCTTTAATCTCTTCTTGTACTTCATTATTGTTGTATGGATTACGTGATAGCTCGTCGGCCTCAGCGTTCTTGTCTCGTGGTATCCATTTGAATGTAATTGACTTGCCAAACCTGTTCACACCAGCCAAGACCAGCTTGTGTAGTTTGCGAAGCTCCTCATCCTTGCAATCCCACACACCAGAGCATTGTTTCACGATGAGCTGTGAGTCAGACTGTATGATCACAGGTTGACGTTTCTCCTCTGGCATCTTAAGTAGCCACAGAATAGCAGCAATCACTGCAAGGTACTCTGATATATTATTAGTTGTCTCTGGTCCTCTCCCTGAAATACCTGAAGCCCTATAGATCTCACCTTTCTCTTTACCAATACTGCGAACGATGAAAGCCCATGCCATTACTCCACCTGGATTGCAGGGCTCAATACTTGCATCTGTATTTATGATATACATGACCAATAATCAATGCTTTGGCATTGTGGCTAAAACTGTTGCATAAGTAATCTCATCACCATGGAGATTGATCCAATTGTCCCCAATGTCATTTGGTCTCCAACCTGCCAAAAGCCATGCTTCCCTGTGTTGACAATCTTTGTGGCCAGCATTGGGTATAAGCCCCTCTAGACGATCTAGTTGTGCCTCGATCCTCTTCAAAGTCTCATAAGAGATGTTCATTTAGTAGCCTTCTCGCCTGCCTCAAGAATCTTCTTGGCTTGAGCCTCAGTGACCACAGATAGCTTTGGGGAGATGACTCGCCTGCCTGAGCCCCGACGCTTGAGCTTGGCTGCCTTCTCCTTGTTGTCAGCCTTCCTCTCCTTCTCGTCCACACCAGGGAAGCGAATGGGGAAGCCACAGCTGCACACGAAACAGTTGTTCTGAATTATGTCCTGTAGGGTCAGATCATTATCCTGACAGAATTTGGCCACAGCAGAATCAGGCAAGCCCCAAGGAAACACAGGCTGTCCCTTGTGATTGACATAGAATGGATGTGTTGCTCCACATCTCTTGCAAATCATTGCGAAGAACTCCAGCTTGAAACACTCCGCAATGGGAACATTCTTGAAGTCGTATGACATCTTGTTCTCCTTCTTGTCTATTTCTGCATCTGGTTGATTTGGAAGTCCCATTGTATCACCTAACATCTGTCATCTCCTTCTACACCATCGTAAAGATTGGCTGTCTTCTTAGCCTTTCCATAGCAATATTACAGTAATTCCAGGAATGCACTGAATGGGGATCTAATCCAAGGTTTACCCACTCCATCTTGAATCGACCAGTCTCATCATCAAGTATAGTCTTCTGTTTCACAATGGACTTGCAATGTAGATAGAAGTGAGTCTCAAAGATGTGTAGTGGCTCAAAGTGTCCTGTCTTTTGATTCCGACAGATCTGCACAAGGGCTCGGGGATTTGGCCACTCCACGTTGCGGTCAGCGATCTCTTTCATGGCCATTTCGATGCTGAGGTAGCGACTGAGCAGAACGCTGTGCTTGAATTTGATCTTGGGTCCACCTTTTCTCACAGCCACCTTGGGCTTGGGCCTGTCGCCCCACTGGGCTACCTCACGCTGTTGCTCAAGGTACCAGGCCACGAACACACGCTTGGGAAATGCTCGTGCGAACTCCATAGCTTCGTTAGCGTTAGGCATTGCATCAATGATGCACAGATCTACGTCAAACTCTTTCATGAGCTGATAGAGACGTTTGAAAGATGGCTGCCTCTTGCCAGCTTCAAAATAGATATGATTCATATCGTCCACAATCTCATAGTGGACAATTCTCTTCTTGTTTCCAAATCGCTGACAGATGGTTATGTAGAGAAGACCACTCATCTGATCTACACCCATGGCTGTGTGAGTCTTGCCATGGTCCCACATCAGATCAGTGTTCTCACATGCTAAAAGATCATCATCAGTGACAGGAACGTTGTCCTCATCTACGTAAGGCTTGCCAAGCTTCGCGTTGAAGAACTCCTTGACGTTCTGTGTGATCTGATAAGCCTCCCAGATCTCGGCAGCAGAGATGAACTTCGACAACATCTGATGGATGTGATAGCTCTGTACTCGCGCACCAGGGTTATGCTCTATGTAACGACCATTCTGTGGATCAACAATCTTCATCTTGCATCGTGGACATCGATAATAGACTTCCTTCTTTGGTGATGTAGCGATGCAATCAGGGAATACATCTGATAACACAATTCCGTCTGGGCAATTGCATTTTGAGTGGAAATAGTTTTGCGTACCCCTTAGGAATTGTTTATGTATGTCACTGTTATGAACAAGACATCCACTCTCAGCTAGCACAAACCATGGGGTCTCCTCAATCTCAAGATCAAAAGCGTAGTCATCTTCGCAAGGGACTCGTTCACCTACTGCGAGACGACCAAGAGCTGGCAAGACCTCTTGCATTCTAAACGCAGACGGATTGTACGACAACACAAACTGTCTTTGTACTCCGTCACGATCTCTAATAGATATTGAGTGTGGTTTATTGGTTCTTAAACCTATGAACCTAAGCTGTGAAGCAAGCCTCTCACTAGAGGTATAAATATCCCATTTACGACAACTTTCATGAGAGTTCTTTCTCTCACATCGTCTATGACCATCACCTTCTATAATCCAGTTCAAAACTATATCTAACTGATCTGGGGTTCCAGATAAAACAGACTCTGGAATAACTTTTGTCAAAGCATTTTCACCACAAGATCTAAACAAAGCTACAAGATCAGGTCTTGTCCTTGCCTGAACAAAAACTCCCTCAGCATTCCCACGGTAAGTTAGTCCCTGACAATCAGCCCACTCTTTTACTAGATTTCTGATTGGCAAATTGTGTGAAGCCTGCCAGATCTGTACTTCTCCACTCTGCCCCAGAGTCCCCTCAGCCACAAAAGCTCCCACCATGGCCAGAGTAAGTTTGTCATAAGGAGCGGCTACTACAAATTCATTCCATCGGTTGTTTTCATAGTCTTGTATCGAGTTTACTACTAGAACTCCATTACTTGGTCCAACATAACCACCAAATCTATTAGGAACCAATTCCACTTCAGAGATAGGAGACCAATCGATTCCAAAACCACGAGGAACAGAGCACTCTGTTGCGAAGCAATGATCAGCAGTACAACGAATCTCATGCCCACCCCATAGTCCAACTCTTACCATGGATCTTTTACCACGGCATATTGCTCCAGTAATTGACCTCCATCGTGGCCTATTACCACCCCTTCTATTGTAAGACAGGGCCTCATATTGATCATATGTTACAAGAAGATCAGCGATAGACATTGGAAGAATCTGACGGTTAGACTTCTTACGAACTACGACTTTAGTATCACCATGAAGACAGTTTGGGTAGCCAGCAGTGCTGACCTGTAGAATGTTCTTGAATGAACTGTGACTAACACGTTCACGAGCCTGATCAATATCAGCTGCATTCAGAAGCCTCACCTCATCAAAGGCCAGCATGTCGAATGGTGTAGAATCTTTTGATGCGATGCCACCAAGGTGTCGTAGGTAGAGCGCACTGTTTGCTCCCACCTGCTTGTAACCCAATGTATCAGAGTCCTTCACAGCTTCTTTCAATTGAGCATTGGAATCAATTAGTGGTGTCATGCGGTCTTTAGATAATAGAGTGACACCATCTTGTGTAGGGAAGAACAGGCATGCCTTGGCATCATTATTCATGCAGAAGTGAAGCAAACGCAGCAGCACCCAGATGGTTGCACCCATCTGAGCTGCCTTCATCATGATGATCTCTTGAGCTTGATCTAAGTATAGAGGCAACAGATATCGATGGAGTCCAAAATCAAATGGTCTGTGATCAACTTTGATGCCACTCGTGGATGCCCACAGAGCGAAGTTGGCATTGGTGAGAGCTTTGACATCCTCTTCGGAGATTGACTGAGGCACATTCCCAAGAGCTGAGAGGTTCAATCCACCTGGTGCGATGTTAGAGAAGAGCTTGGTGATCTCACTCTCAGTCTGAGGTATCTGCACAGGTGTCCGAGACACCTGTTGAATGGGCTTGTAAGGCGTCCTCTTGGGAGTTGGTGGACTCATATCTTTTCTTGATAGGTATCTTCTACAGTAAGAAACACGATGTTGTCAGCCACAGAGTATAAGTTCTGTGAAGCTGTTCTCTCAAAAGTATAGATTTCTACTCTCTTATCTTTGTCCTGCAACCTCTTAATCAATGGAATGAAATCACCATCACCACTAACCATGATGAAAGTATCAAACTGATCTTGATCAGTGATTGCATCAACTGAGATGCCCACATCCCAGTCAGTGTGGAATGGTTTGTCCACACCCTTCTCGTATCTCATCTGCCTAGTCTTCACCTGGTAGCCAAACTTCTGGAGAGATTCTAGAAAGCGTGAGTTGCGTGAGGGCTCTTCTCGTGTGCGGCCAGTCTCAGAGGTGCGACGATGAGGGGATGTGATGGTGTAGGCGACTGCAGTGACTTCTCTGGGCACACCCCTGTAACCACCAGTTCTGATCTTCTTCAAGAGCTGGTCATAGTTCACCCTTGTTGTCGAACCAAAGATGTCTCGACAACTGTGCCATAGATTGTTCACATCTACAGCAACGTAAACCTTTTCAGCTATCTCACTCACTTCTTACCTTTTGAAAGGTCATTGTGAGTGCAGGCACATTGAGTAAGGGGCTTCTTGCAGGTAGGGCAGATCGGAATGGTGACTGGCTTGGTCGGTTCTAGCCTTGGCTTAGGTGCCAGCACTGGTGTTTTGTCTTTATCGTCCATCTGATCCTCACTTCATTTTGAACGGTGTGCGCTTAGGACGTCGATCCTGGACACAGCCATTCTCCAGCAAACCGTAGTAAGCGATCAAGGCTGCATCTGATCTTCCATCCAGAGATGCCTTCTTCCCATTGGGAAGAGTCAACGACAACGTAGGGAATAGACGCTGACAGCGAGCGATGGACTTGGCTTTAGGGTCGAGCCCAGTCACACCAACCATCACCTTCTTCTGCCACGTCTGGACCGCCACGATGCTGTAGGGAAGCTTCAGAGCAGCCAGGATGCCCTTCCACAGTCCAAAGCCTTCCCCTGTCTTGAAAACAGAGGCAACGCCCTGCTTGGGCATGCTCTGAGCCTTCTCCAGGAAGATGTGAGGCTGATTGGTGAGCTTGGGCCAGCCTTCAATGAGAAATTGAAACCGAGACACCATTTCGGCTTCCAGGAAGGCGTTGTTGGTGCCCACCTTGCCACTCTTGGTCTTCTTGCCGAGATCTATGATGGGTGTATCGAAAAAGCCAACTACCTCAAGGCTGTCGTTGATTCCTACTACAGCCCCATGTAGTCCACCGTCGATCCCAACTGATAGCCAATGGGCCATGAGTTTCTCCTAATAAGATCACGGATGAATCCTACGCCTGGCAGATTCTAGAGTCAACTATTCCATTCTCTTCAATAGCAGATCCACCCAGCCTTGACGCTCACCCTTGTTCCACCACTGCAGAAACTCGTTTTCATCACGCAAAGAATCCAGCTCATTGATCTTCTTGATAGGAGCTTCATCCTTGATTTTACGACTCTTCCCCTTCCCACCCTTCTTTGCTTCCGCCAATAAGGCGGGAGTGTCTTTAACAAGATTGAACCAACGATTTGCAGCACCCTTGTTGCATCCAACGATCTTGGAGGCTTGAGCCTGTGTCATCTTATCGAAGTTGCAGAGCTGCCAGATCTTGATGGCTTTCTCTTTGGTGTACATGCATCGTGTTCTCTTCTTCATTTGCTTCTCCTCTTAGCAGCCTGTGCAGCCAATGCCTTTCGCTTCTTGATCCTCTCCAGTCGCTCCTGTGCTCCAGCGATCTCTTTATCAAGGTGACCTATCATCACTCCTGCTGTTCCATCCTTGAACAGTCGCAGGAACTGATTGACCTTAAGGTACAGACTAATCTTGTCTGCTGGATCAATAGGAGGGAGGATGAGCACAGCCATCCCATAAAACACAGCGATGAGCCTGACCTTGGTTTGAGCCACGTTGCTGTAGACAACAGCTTCACCATGCTTGAGCTTGTACTCCCTGGCCTCCTGTTCTAGCAAATCCTGGTTCCAGGAGATGCTTCTTAGATCCATGTCGTCTTCATAGCCGACAAGGGTAAGTGGTGATCCAACTTTGTCGCTCATTTCGATCCTCCTTGGATGAGGTAATCCTTTAAGTCACCACCACGAAGCAGAAAGTCCATGTATGGACCGTACAGAGGCTGACACTCATTGACCAAACTGAGACCAATCATCATGGCCACCTCACGCATCTGAGGATGAGCCTTGGAACTGGTCCTCATCTTGAGGAAGTGCATCCACTCGCGGAAGTTGGCTGTTGCTACCAGCTCAGTCTTGAGGCATGTCGGCAGCACCGAGCGAGCAATCTCTGGCTTGATCCCATATTTGATCAAGCTCATGTATTGCATCTCGGCCACCTCAATGGCGTTGGTCCAGCACAATCGGTCGTTACCTTCCAACCCTGGAGGTTCGATGACAGTGATCTCGTTCCCGTACTTCTCCTTGGAGTAGTTGCAATATCTGGTGCTCTCTTGGCTGTAGCTCATCAGCCGATGACGAACAAACTCGTGACTGACTCCTCGATCACACACCACTCTGAAGGTTGCATGGGCATGCTCGATCACAGAGTGGTGCTCTCTGGTGAGAAGCATCTTAATAAACTCGACTGCGCTCTCATCTGTGATCTTGTCCTCACTCTTATAGCAACATCGACCAGCTCTCTCAATTAACTTAGCTGCATTAGGGGTGATGAACTCTAACTGCACACTCTGCGGAACGATCTTCATTAGATCAACCCTTCCTTGTCTGCAAACCAGAACTGAACCACCAGCATGCCCTCGCTGTTGTCCTCTGCATCAAAAACTTCAGAGTCATCGTGGATCTGAGAGTGAGGTATCCAATGCTCTTCCCCCTCGATCTCTACCAGCAGAGCCTTACCAGTGTCTCTGATTACTTTGGAATTTGGAAACTTTGCAGGATCAGGCATTACAATGACTCACCTTTCGGAGCCCGCTTGGGGGATCGAACCCCAGACCTATGGTTTACAAAACCATTGCTCTGCCACTGAGCTATGCGGGCAACTTGATCACAACGACTCCAAAGCTCTGTTCAAAGCAAACCTAAGTATCCTTAACTCTCGCTCACAGAGAATCAACCCTCTCTTAGGCAACTTGTTTCTACCTTCACACACATCCACAATAGGTAGCAGCTCTGCATTAGCCTTGCCTAGGACCCTACTAACTTTATCCCGCATTTTGGTCACTGCCTCACAGACAATGCTTGCACGTTCACCTGTGCCAAACTCTGGATCATAGCTTGAAGATACTGGTCCTGGCATTAGCTTATCCTTGTCTCACCGTTGATCTTTTCAACCTGGATCACTTTGTTGAACATGGACTTGAGGTGATCTTGGTGAGTCACTACGAAAATGGACCCAGACTGCGCTTCCATGCTTCGGAGTAACTGCATGACAGCCTCGACTCCAGCTTCGTCAAGATTCTCGAAAGGCTCATCAAACCAACGCTGAGGAAATGCTTTCTTGGAACGCGACGAGAATAGATCAGACAGAGTAAAGCTGATAGCGAGATCAGCCCTCCTGCGCTCGCCGCCAGAACTTCCAATGTAATCCTCAGCACCGGCTTTGTTGGACACCTCAACGTAGAACTTCTCACGAGTCTCACCGCTCTTCAGAGTCGTCTGCGTATGGAAGCGGATCTCCAGCTCCCCATCTGTGAGCACCTGGCTGTACTCTGCAGCCTTGGAGTTCATGTATGGCACCACAGAACCCAGGACAAAACTCTTGAGACCTCGATTGCTGAAGCCGTCCACCCAGAACCGAAAATGCTCTGCTTCGATGCCACAGGACTTCAGCTTAGGAAGAATTCGTTTGATGTCCTTCTTGATCTCTTCTTGTGCTTCCTTGTTGTTTTTGATCATTGACTCAAATGGTGAGGTAACTTTCACAGCAATATCTAGACTCTCTTGTGCTCTCTTGATGTCAGACTGACACTGCTGAATGACAGAGATCTGATTTGTATTGATCTCAAGTTCCTTCTCAAGCTCATGTAGCTTGCCAAGGGACACCAGCCAGATCTCCTTAGCACGCTCCAGAGCCTTGTCCCTGTCCAGTTTCACCTGTTGCACAACATCCTGAGCAACCTTGACCGCAGGGACAAGCTTAGTCTTCAGCTCTGTATTGGCTTCCTGGAACTGATTGTCTGCCTCAGCAAACAGTTTCTCCACATGAGATGCAGGAATGTCCTGACCACACTTAGGGCAAGTACCTGTCAGACTTTTGATCTTGTCTCTAGTATCTTTGAGTCGTTCACACTCTTTGGATAACAGCATGTGCTGTGTTACTGCATGAGCTTCATCAGAGCGAGCTTCATCTTCCTTCTTCTCCCAATCTTTTCTAGAATCTTCGTAAATCTCACTGATCTTGCTGTGTGCCTGCTTCGCTTCAACAAGCTGGTTGAACAGCTCCTTGGGGTCTGCACAGCCGACCCGCAGTCGAGTCAGACGATCTTCAAACTCCTGTACACGAGAAGTTGTACGATCAATCTCAGCCTTCTTCTGGTTATCCCAGTCTAAATGCTCACGCTCAAAGTCTTCTAACTGAGACTGCTTCTCATCAAATTCTTGACCGTACCTGTTGAAGTCGTAATCAAATTGACGTAGCTTCAACTCAACGATTGCCAGATTCTGCTTTGTTATGTTCTGAGCCTTAGCAATGACTTCGATCTGTACTGCCTTCTCCAAGATATCCTTGATCTCGGAGTCTGTCATCTCACTGAAGCGTTTGAAGCTACCCTGAGGCATCATGGGGCCGTTGATGAAGGTATCGAAGTCAATACCCATGATCTCTTGCAGCTTGTGCTGAGTATCATCGTTGGTCTGTTGAGTCAGATCAACTTCCACTGCACCGGGCGTAAGATGATCATATGAGAATAACTCAAGCTTGTTCTTGCCTGTCTTGTGTTTGCGACATCTAGTGACTCGGTAAGAAATCACTCCAGTAGACATCTTGACAGTGACAGCACATCCTTCCCCCACATCCCTGTTGACGACCTGATCAGCTTTGTATCCCCTGACTGTCTCACCAAAGAGACACCACACCAGAGCTTCAAAGATGGTGCTCTTGCCGTTGCCATTCTCTCCTGTGATAAGCACCAGTCCTTGATCACAGAGAGGTATGACCACCTTCTCTCGAATGCGAAAGAAGTTCTCAATCTCAATGAATTCAAAGATCATTTATCTGCCCTGATCAGAGGTATAGCATGGTCTTGATCATGGTCTTGATCTGTTTAGACAGATCTTCAAAGCTACCATTATTGTCAATGATGAAATCCCAGTTTGTATAGTTAAGAAGATCAATTTCTGATTGATGAGAATCTATCTCTGGATCAAAAGGTATGTCTCGATCACAACGGACCACAAAGCCACCACATGCTTTGATAGCCTCAGCCTCATTGGTGAATCGTAAGTCTGTGATCAAGAAATGATGTTCTGGATGCAGCATAATGCGTCGCACTAGAGACTTGGCCCAGATAGCTGGATCTATATGCTGACGAAACAACTCAGTCCCTACAGTCTGAAGTGCCCACCGAGGAGTGAAGCCCCAATACTCGTCAGTAACACCCTTCAGCTTGCCGTTTACCTGCTCCTCACTGAAGCTAAAGACAGCCTTGCAAGTCTCTTTGAGTGAGCGTGCAAATGAGTCCTCTCGGACATATCGATCTTTGAGGAACTGTTTGGTTGTCAACGATGCTGTGTTCTTGCCTCTCTCCCGACGATGACCAAAAGCAATAATCAATCGTTTCATGACACCACTGTTCCGTTAGCGATTCGATCTAACGACAACATAGCGACCATCTCCTTTTTGCTTTCAGGATTGAGATGAAGATTCTTGACGAGCCGCAAATAAATCTCATTAGCTGCATGCGCGAGCGGATGATATGGGTGACGATAACCAACAACCTCGAAGCAATGCATCAGATGCGCGTACCAGTGCTGAGGGTAGTGACCAAACTCAGACGGCTTCCAGCTACTGGGTGGAGTAGACTGAAAGAACGCCTGGGGAATATCCACCTCCCTAGAATCTGCAGGGTTCATCACACAGTAACGAAGGAAGGCGACTAGCCGTCGTTCAGAGGACTCTTCTCCTGATCGTTTCGGAGCAAGGTCACAGCCCCGAATCCCTGTCAGCAGCGTACCCTGCTCACGACGTGGCAGCTCCATCACCCAATCTTGTAGTACCGAATTCATCACTTCTCCTTTGACACAGCAGCACGGTAGAGGTCCAGTCCAGCTTCGATTAGCATCTCAGGGTCCAGGTCACCGTCGTTGCTAGAAACAAAGTGCTGGATCATAGTCTCAATGTCTGTGCCTGGTTGGTATGGACCAGCCTCAGCAAGTTTCTGGTTTTCTACAGCCTCATCGATGAATTCCACTGACCTTGCACCCAGCTGATTTACCAGATCGTCCTTAACCTTCTCTTCTCCTTGAGGTCTTACCCCGTGTAGGCAAAACACCCTAATGAAGTCCCCTTGTACTTTTACATTAGGGAGATGCTGCAGCTCATCCAGGCTCATCTTCACAAACGATGGGTATAGCAGCGGGATGAAGTCGACCCTGTTGGAATCCGTATCCCAGATCAAACAGCCTCGCTCCTGGCCAAAGTCTCCCCAGTTGTGATGCATGGGAGCCCCAATGTAGCGGACGTTGGGGGCCAGCTGCTGTGACTCATGGTAGTGGCCAAGGAACACCTGATCGAATTGATCTGGTTTGATGTCCTCAAGCTCCATGAGTTCCTTGTCCACTAACACAAAGTTTGATCCAGCCAAAGCCCCACTGATACCAAAATGGCCAAGGAGAATCGATGGACCCTGGAGCTGTGCGGATTGTACGGCTTCGTTGATCTGTTTCAATGCCTCCTGCTTGTTCCCAAAGTAAGGGACAGCTAGCACATTCAACCGATCCTGACCCACGGCAAAGGTATGCCATTTGATCCTATCCATGACTTCAACCATAGCACCAAATGCGTAGATGCTATGAATGCCACCAGACCTGTCGGTCTGATCGTGGTTACCCACCAGAAGTCCCAATTGACAACCTGGTGAGCCTTTGCGAGCCAGTTTCAATCGTGCGATGGCTTCAAACACGAAGTTGAAGGTCTGAACATTGATGACCCGACGCACATGGAACAAGTCACCACCGAACAGAATCAGACCAACCTTCTCTGCCCCAGCAATGACTCTAATCTGGTCCAGTATGTTCAGGACATCCTGGAACCTAGAGTTGAGCCCGTTTGACAGAACTGTGGAGTATGGCTTGAATTGATGTGCGTGTAGATCTGAGAAGAGAAGAACTCGCATGGCATCCACTCCATGAAATGCTGTGGTCGCCCCTGCCTTGTCGCTCCACAGCCACCAGACCCAAGAGTTGCCATGGCTCTTGATCTGGTCCCGGTTTCGTTATCGTCTTTTCCTACGTCGGGTGCCTTCGCCAGCGGTTCCCTATGGATAGGTGCTTATGCATCACACCACAGGTAACTGTCGTTATCCCCGCTTTCACTGGCCCTTGCCTGGCCAGTAGGAAATCCCTTCTATTTTACAGTCATCTTGGTGTGGTAGTTGTTGATCACTTTCTGAACCAACTCTGGGTAGTCACTAAGCGTCATGATCTTATCTCGGAATCCACGCCATCCCTGGAACTTGGTCCCATTCCACTCTTTCCATTGCTTCCCTGTGATGAGACCTTGCTTCTGCGCGTGCTCGTACACGGAGTAGTCAAGGCTGAAACCATAGCCACCAATGCAGGGCACTTCAACAGAGCGAAGGATTGGAGCCATCTTGTTCTTGATGATCTTGACCTTGACCAAATGACCAATGGTCTGCTTCTCTTCATCAGAACCTTCATTGATCTGGCCAATCTGTTGCAAACGAATGCGAAGTGTAGCGAAGAACTTCATCTTCTCGCCACCATAGGTCTCCCAAGGGTCACCGTACTTCACATCCATCTTGCGGTAGAGGTGATTGTTGATCACCAAGGCAATGCGCTTCTTGCTGATCTTGCCAATGATGCGTTGAAGGTTCTGTCCAACCACCTTTGCAGCTGAAGCGTAGAACTTATCATCAGCTGCTGCAGCTTCTTGTTCTTTGGTTGGAGTACCACCAAGAGAATCCCATCCAATGCAGATGAGGCGTTCGTCACCCATCTCTCGAATGACATCCACCATGGACTCGACCTTGGTGAACACCTCTTCAATCGTGAGCGCAGGTATGATGATGAGGCGAGACAGGTCCACACCAATCTGCTCCCAGTAGGCTAGATCAAGAGCTTCCTCTGTATCAGAAACAGCAGCAATGCCACCTGTCGCCTGAGTCTCAGCGATGATCATGCCCATCAACGTTGTCTTGCCTGTGGTGTTCAATCCAGAGATCTCCGTCATGCGACCAAACGGGACCAATGGACGAGGCATTGGCAGGCCACCAGCAATCGCTGAGTCAATCAGGAAGTTGCGTGTGGAGACCCAGTGTTCTACTTTACAAAGTACAGTCTCAGACGTTGGAGTAAGAGCTGCTCCCTCGCCGAACTGTTTCTCCATCCTTTTGACCACGCTAGTAATGAATGCAGCATCCTTCTCCCGTGCAGGATCTGATGGTCGTGGTTTCAGAGAAGTTGGAATCTTCCCACCCTGAGCTTGATTGAGGAGAGCTTCAGCTTCCTCACCCACCACACCCATCGCTTTCAGTTCTGCTTCTAGCTCTCTGAGAGAGGAGTTATCTGGTTTCTTCGAGACTGCTTGCCTAGCCATTGATCCTCCGAGATTCAAGAATTCGCTTAATATGTTGGCGTACTGTACTGTCACTACAGCCAACAATTTTAGCCAATTCTCGAAATGACAATTTCTTTCTGAATTCTAACAATTGCTCATCAGAGGGCCATTTATATCTTTTCAATCTTTGATTATTCTTACAATGATAACTAGAATGGTCCTTAGAGATCATTACACTTAAATTACCTGGAGAATCATCTTCCTTACCACCAGGACCGTGATGTACAACCTCATCACTCTCTAGCGATCTACCTAACACTTCTTCCATAATCAAATCAGCTCGTTTTACATAACCTTTCTTATCTGCCCTAACATGATCGGGTCTCCAGACATACCAGTATCCCTTGGTAGAAAGAATCACTCCTCCCTTCCAGTTATGATTGTTAGGACCATTCTGTGGTCCAGCAGGATTCTTTCTTGACTTTGCAGAACAACTTTTACTACAAAAAATGCCATGGCCAGAACGAATTATGCATGGGGATACTTTAAATGATCTACCACACTTCTGGCATAATCTTTCGATCATCAAGTATCCCCATGCAGAATTCTACTTACAACTCTTTTGCTCACTTGCTCCCCTGGAGACTCCAGGTGCCATTGACCGGCGTGGCGACTACTCTGCTTTGCAAACAATGAGTCAAATGCTTAACTCAGACGTTAAACTCAGCGATGATGATCTTTTTGCCTAGCGAGTTGGCCTCCACCAACTTCTCGGCGCTGTCGATTACTAACGGCGCAGACTTTTCCGGGTGGTTGTTGATATGCCTGGCGATTTCGATATTTCGCCGAAGCATCTCTGCGTAGCAGGCCAGAGTGTTCATCTTCTCCTGAGTAGAACTCATCCTCATCTCCTTTGCCCGACATTCCCCCGCACGGGCGTTGGTTAATGCCGTCTCTCCGAGCTGTCACGCCTAGTTGAGCTGAGTTACCCTTTTGGACAATCCTCCGACTGTCCAACCGAAGCGGCGTTCCACCGGATTTCGTTGATCTTACTTCTTCGCTGCCTTCTTCTTGGTGGGCTTGGACCCACCGCGAAGATCATCCATCTGCTTCTTGATCTCACGAAGCTTGTCGACCGAATTCCGGCGCAGATCCTTCAGCTGCCCCAGCTGCTCACGCAGAGCGACGTACCGCTCCATGTCCTTCTCTGCCACACCCGTGGGAAGTCGACCACGGCGATTGCCGGGCTCAGGCAGATCCTTGCCCGAAGCCACTCGCTTCTCCAGCCTCTCCTGGTAACGAGCCACGAGCGCGTTGACCTTCTCCTGCTTCTCTTTCTCTTCCTTTGCTCCCATTTCCGTTCTCCTCTCTACTTTCCTTCGACCGCTGCCTTCATTTGAGCGATCAGATCATCAGCTCCAGCAACAGCCTTTCCTGCTGCGGGAGATGCCTTTGCCGCAGGCTTCCCAGCTGGAGCTGCAGACTTTGCCGCTTGCCTCTTGGGCTTGGGCGGCTCATCCACGATGCCACACTTGGTCTTGCACTCAGGGAACAGCTGACAGTCCGTGTTGCACACCGAATCCTTGGGGTCACACTCGGTGCCAAAGCACGGTGGGTACTGAACCTCAGCCGCTGCCTCGATCTCCTCCTCGGGAACCTCGCTCTCCCCGTTCCCACCGCTCTCCTCAGCCTCCTCCTCAGCAGCAGTCTCCTCTTCGGCGGGCTCTTCCGTGCTTGCCTCGGTGCCCTCCTCCAGAGCCTTGACCTCACTCGGGTCCAGACCTTCCAGGAGAGCCTTCATCTCGTAGGGCTCGCGGAAGGGGAGAATCTTGTCCAGGTCATGCAGTGTTGGCTCACCCTTGATGGGAGCCTTGGTCTGCTTGGTGTTGAGGATCACTCGATAGTCGGTCTGAAGCCCCTGACCCTCACGAGTGATGACCACATCGTGACCAGCTTCTAGATCAGTGAAATCGATCTCCTCTGTGTAGAAGTCGAGGAGCTGCTTCATGATCTTGGGACCGTAGGAGAAGACCTGAATCTTGGGGGTCCCAACCTTGGGAAGCGTGGTTGCATCAGCACCAGCAGCAACCTGCTCATCGATGTCTTCCTGCTTCCAGATCGGGTCTTCCAGATCGATGATGTTGGAGTAGGCCCGCTGCTTCGCCCTGATGCTCTTGGACAACTCCAGATTGGAGGGGTCCTTGGTTGCCTTGAGCCGCTCGACCTCCTCACAGACTGGACACTTCCCCTTGGGACCATCCTGTGAGAGTCTAGGGCAAGGGAGGTGAACCTGGTTTTCCTCATCCGGTCCCACACCCCAGTGAACGAACACCTCGCGCCAGAACTGGAGCGCGTTGGGTCCCTTCTCAGACCATGGCGGCAGAATCCTGATGCGACTCTTCCCCTGTGCTGGCTTCCAGTAGCTGAACCGACCGCTGCCACGCGAGGCGGCCTTGGTTGCCTCCTCAGCAGCCTTCTTCTTCGCCTTCTTCATGTCAACCTTCAAAGCCATCTTCAAGCCTCCTTGGGGGCAGCCTTGACCGGCTGCTTGCCTGTCTTTGCCGGAGTCCGTGCTGCCGAACTCCGAACTGGTTCTAGAGTCTTCTGCTGGGCTCTAACGTCATCTTCCTCTTTGACGAAGCTTGTAACCTTCTGTTGGGCTCTGGCTCGCGCCATGGCCACGGCTTTCTGCTTGGCGACCTCCTGGAGGATGACAGGATCTGCATTTCCTTCGGCCCTGTAGTTAGCCCCCAATGAGATCAACATCTCCTTTCGCTGTGTGAATGCCTCTCTTCCAGCCTGCAGCATACCGTGATCCTTCTTAATTGAGAGGTATTCTGTCATGGTTTTCTGATATCGAGGATCAGTGATGACCTCGTTTTCCACCATCTTTTCAGTGAGTTTGACCTTGTTGACCAGAGCTGCTGTGCGCTTCTCATGGTCCAGCTTGGCATAGAGCAACTCCACCTGGTACTTCTTCTGACCCACCAGGTCTTTGGCCACCTCAGTTAGAATGGCCCACCACGCATACTTCCGAGATTGTTCAACAAATTCAACATCAAGATCAACTGGGTTAATTGTGATGTCTTCTTCAAGGCTTGACTGATAAGTGATCCCGTTGAAAGTCACTGAAACGTCTAAGCCCTTGAAATTTCGAGTCATATGTTTCCCCGTCTGTATGCTCTAACCCGTTGCCCCTATAGTACAAGTGAGCTATCGGTTTTACACGTTGTGTAGTGCCTTTTTATCTGCCCAATTGGTGGTACTAACAGAAATATCCACCGTCATTGGCACCTTGAAGTTGAAGCGTTCCATCTCACTCTTGATTGTAGGCAAGAGATCAAACTCATCTTTGTGTATGTAGAAGATCAGTTCATCATGGATGGGCATGACCATGACTGATCTCTTTCCTGCGATGATGTCACCAACCCGAACCATAGAGATTTTGAACAGATCGGCACAAGTACCTTGGATCAGAAAGTTGACCGCTTGCCGCTCGCACCGCTCAATCTTCCACTTGGTTCCACCAAAACCACTAGTGATACTTCTCATGAGCTGTGTCAGCTCAGGAAACCTACGGTATCGACCAAAGAAGTTCTGCACTTCATGCATCTGACGCAAAGACATCTTGGTTTCATTGATCCATCGCTTCACACCCTTCAGTTTGGCGAAGTATTGATCAATGAACTTGTTGCATTGCTTCTCTGTATATTGCTTCTTAGGGGTGCTGATTCTGACAGCAAGAGTTTTGCCTGAGCCACCATAGATGATCAAGAAGTTGGTCATCTTGGCGACCTTCCGCATAAACGAAAGCTCAGCGTACTCAGGATGCTTCTCATCAGCCAGTATCTTTAGTGACTCATTGTAGTCGTAGCCAAACACCTCACACATTGTTCTGAGGTGAACATCCTCACCAGTGACATTGTACACATCCAGGAGAACAGGGTCTTCTGAATAATGTGCAGTACACCTCACCTCCATTTGAGAATAATCAAAGAAAGTCATAACGTATGAATCACTAGAGACAACCTGACCACCACACTTTGGACACACAGAAGGGACAATGTACAGTTTACCTAAATATCCACATGAAGTACAAGCCACTTCTTTTGGAGGAACAAATGATCTACGGATGGTTTTATCTTTAGCAGGTATATTGGTAAGGTTGGGCTTCTTGCTACTCATTCTACCAGTAGAGACATTCTGGTTGTAAGTACAGTGAAGCTCTTGGTCTTGTATCAGCTTCTCAAGTATTGAATCAACATAGGTGGTCTTGATCTTAGTGGCACTACGATACTCCAGCAAATCCTCACAGACCTGGTACCGTGATGCAAGGGCTTCCAGCACCTCGTGGTCCAGGGAGAACTTCTCACCGCTCTTGGTCTTCTTCTTGAACTCGACTCCAATCCTCTCCATAGCTGGGATGACCTGAGCATTGCTGCCCACGTTCACCTTCCCCAGCTGCTTGATGATCTGTTGCTTCAACTTGTTGGCTTCTGCCTCCAGCTCTGGGCCAGCAGATTCTAGATACTTCTTGTTGATGAACACCCCACGATGCTCGATGTCGAGAAGCACTTCCATGAGTCTGATCTCGACAAGGTACAGTTCCAATAGATAAGGATCATTAACGATGAGAGGAAGCTTCTTCTTATAGAGTGTCCACTCGTAGTGAGCATCGCTGCTGGCGTATGGGGTCATGATATCGAGCGGGATCAAACCGTAATGCACATCGTTCTTGTGCATCTTGTTCTTGCGAGCGTAAAGAGTCCTCCACTCGTCAACAGCTTTCTCCCACTTGGCAGCATCAGGATGGATTTCTTTGCAGGCGAGCTTCTTGAGAGCTGTGAGACTGGTTTCATCAATGAGGGATTGCATCAGGCGGGTGTCGTGCTTGATCCCTCGTGGCTCTAGTTTCTCTTCTCTGAGAAAGTGACCATCATGCTTGTAGTTATGCCAGGTGGTCACTCGTTTGGGATGATAGTAGAACTCTTGCAGGTCTGGTCTGATCTTCTCTATGTCAATCTGCTTCTCAGTGGTCTCATGCCGAATAGGTATGTAGTAAGAGTCGGCTGCTCCCCAGCTAAAACTCAACCCAATGATGTGACCCTCAAGATAGGACAGACTGGTAGATTCAGTATCACAACCTACCAGCATCTTTTCATTCAGTCTCGGGAAGAACTCTTGCCAGAGCGGCAGAGTATTTATCAGTCGATACTTTCCCCCAGCTACTCCATCCCAGACTCTTGCTTTCAGTGGAGCTGGCCACATTGATGGTCTTTGCATGCTTGTCCTTGTGCCTGCTAAGCAGGTCTTGGTAATGCAACTACTTCATCCTGAGCACACCCTTGTGCTGCAACTTTTCTAGATTCTCCTTTGCATGCTTGTTGGAGTGATCAATGCTACGCTTCTTGAGAGCTTCATCTCTCACAGCAGGGTCATGCAGTTTTGTAGCGACTCCACCAGGCAGCAGGACGACCTTGGTTGAACCACATTCAGGACATCCATGCAAGTCCTCTCTAGACTCCCCAGGCATCACAAGGTCTTCCCACTTGTGACCACAGGACTGACATTCAAGATCTACTAGCTTATGCGGCATAGCGGGCCTCCCAAAGGGTATCAAAGACGGATCAGACATGAAAAAAGGCCACCATGAGCCGAAGCCCAGGTGGCCAATGAGATCTCCTACGTGAGGGACATGAGGGTTACGCTGCACATAAAGGTGCTTAGCCTAAAGGGCTGCTCCTTCTACCCCATCTGCTCTAATCGATTCAGCGTGGTCTTGGACACCGCACCTCCTCGACTATGTAGTGCAGATGATCTCATCTTTATGAATCTACTTCGTCTTCCAAATCATACTCAACTTCTGTCTCATTGCCTCAATTGGATCAACTTCTTTCACCACTGGCGTTCGCTTAACTGGCGTGCGAACAACAGGTGGTTCTAGAACTGACAACTGACTTTCAGGAGTTGGAACCTTTGCTGTCACTGGTGTTCTAGTGATAGCCGTTCGACCTACAGGTCGCCTCACAGGAGCTATTACAGTAGCTATTACAGGTTCTGGAACAGGATGCTTCTTTATCCACTCTGCCAGAGTTTCAGCCTCAGCTTTGGCTTCAGCTTCAAGCAAAGCTGTGACGAACATCTTTGGTTCAGTTCTTGCGGCAGTAGCTGTCTCACCTTTCAGAACTTCACACTGACCCATAGACCAGACAGCGTACTTCAGATCTTTTGACATCCTGTACTTATCCATGAGAGTCGAATACAAAATCTCGACTGCCACAGAATGTCCATGAATATCTGTTCCATCAAGAGTCTTCCTTCTTGCGATGACGACCCCGATAGCACCACCTTCTCTTAGTACAGTACCAACTCTCAGTGGAGCTGGATTTTCATCTCTCACAAGAGGCTCCTTGTCTCGCCTGGTACATCTCCCAAAACCAGGGATATCCCAGTAGACGACTTCGAATTCCATCGGAGCCTACTCGGGGGAAGCCTCAGTATTGATAGTCTCGGTCGCACGCTCGGAAGCCGCAACTGCCTTCTGCTTGACAACGTTCTTGGCAGCTCGCTTAGCAGCCTCCTTAGCCCTGACCTTGGCATCACCGTTCTTGGGCTTGGCAGCTACCTTCTTGGCCACTGTCTTGGGCTTCGCCTTGGTGGCAGTCTTGGCCTTGACCTTGGGCTTGGCCGCCTTCTTATCCTTCTTCGGTTTGTCCTTCCCAGCCGACTTCGTGACAGACACACCCTTCTCCACCCACTCCTTGCCCTTGGCACTGAGGCGGTAGGTACCGCGCCCCAGCTTCGGCTTGTTGTGGGGACCATCCACCCAGCCATCACGACAAAGACGACGCACCGAATTCCGGACGAAGCTCTGAGCCTGGGAGTCGATCTCTGCCTCGCCCCAACCCTTCTCGTAGGTCGTCGCACAGCGAACCTTGGCATCCGCCGTGAACAGCTTCTTCAGCTCACGAATGTCATGTGACTCCCCATCCTTCAGGACGTTGAACAGCTTCTGCTCCTTGTTGTTGAACCCTTCGACCTTCGTGGTACTCATTTCTCATCCTCCTGAATAGTGATCTCCGGGATCACTTGTAGCTTCCTTCTGAGCTGTGTGTCAAGAGCAATTGCGTTCTGTAGATCACTTTCTGTCCACCGCTCCCTGATCCCATCCCAGGGCTCAGGGTCCATCGCTTTGATCTCCAGCTGAGATGCCTTTAAAAACGCCAGCCAAGACTTATCCAGCCAGGGTGGTGTCCAGCATCCAGACCGACAGGCATGGATGATGTTGACCTTCTGTTTCACAAAGAAGCTAAGCGTGCGGGCCAGCTCATCCATGGTTGTGGTCAAGACATTCTTTCGCACCTCCTTCTGGATCTTCCCTTCGTACAAGCTGGCCGCTTCCTTGGAGGGTGCGACCCAGAATACCTGCCGCTCCACACCGTATGTCTTGCCAATTCTGATCCAGGCAGACACCCAGTTGGAACATTCCATGAGCCATTTGTCCTTACCGCGAAGGGCAAACGGCCAGCAATCGTGATGAGCATCCACCAGGATCAGGGGACCTTCTTCTCGTTCCACCAGGCGATACGCACTCAGATGTGACTCGGAAACATGAATCTCATATGACTGCGGATCGACGATCTCTCTAATCCTGCTCCAGAAGCCTACCTCCTGTCCAGAGGTTTTCATCTCCCCAGCTAAGCACCCTCTGGTTTGCCACATGAAGTTGAGGAACATCTGATTCTCTCTGTGCCCTAAGTCCCACAGAGGATTCTCATTGCAAAAGTAATCCCAATCAATTGAGAGGATCACTATGGATCCACTCCTTCTGATTCATCTCTCCACTCCGCTTCGTTATATTTCCAGTAGAGATGGCTTTCACTTCCATCAGGCCAGCGCAATGTCACCTCATCCGGAACATCCTCTCTGGGGACAATCACTGCATCACCATCCGGCTCACTTGTAGCCATGTCCCACAGTTTATACCATCGGTCTTCCATCACAGTCCCTCTGGTGGTAACTCTGGTGACTCAGGCAATGTCGAGGTTGCCCAGCACTCATCACACCAGTTTCTAGCCACTGGCTCGTTGTCAGCCCCACAGCACCATGGAACACTTCTTGATCCAACGTGGTGTGGTGCTGTGCATTTGAATGTTCTGCAACACGGCTTCCTGGTCAGTGAGCACGGATTGTCTTTGCCAATGAACTGACCACAATCTGCCTTTTTCATTACAGTCCCTTGGGTTCTTTGCCTATCCTTCTGAGATTAGCACACAGCTCGCTCAGAACACTGTACACAGAAGGACCAACAAAGCTCACATCACCTTTGTCGAAGATATGGGCCTCAACAGTCCACTGACTATCACTTAGAGCAGAGCGTACCGTCACTCTAGAACAATGCTTCGTGATCAGTACATCCAGCTCAGTGAGAGTCATCCGTACACCAAATAGTGCGGCTGCTTCTTGCCATCACGAATGTTGAGAATCACCTCATCGATTCGTGCTCGGTTCTGACGAATATAGGTCTTCATCGAAAGACCACTTGACCTCTGCATGTTGTAAAGACCCTCATCACCCTGAATCCACTGACGACGTTCCTCGTCGTTGATCTTATTAGAGCGTGTCACTTTAATTCTTTCAGCATCTAGCACCTACCGGCTACGCGGTGCCGGTAGGCTGTATCGGGTCCGCGCCCCCACTCACCTGGCTCACCCCGTTGGCTCCACCCTTTCGGGCTTCACAGCCGCCGGCACCAGATGAGCTGTTAAACTACCTTCACCAGTGTGAGGTAGAACTCCTTGGCATCACCTGTTGGAGACACACATGCGATCTTCACCGATGAGCTTCCACCATCCTTCTCTACCCAAGCCGCCACGATCTCAGCCTCGGTGTACTCCAAGTCGCTCAGCTCCAGCTCGTCATCCCTCTTCGCATTGTTGAGCCCCTTCTCTTTGCGAGGCCAGAGTCGAAAAAGACTAGGAAGAGGAACCACCTTTCGACCAATGAGATTGGTTGTCAGACCACCTTTGCTCATCGCTTCACTTTCATCACAGTCGCTGTGTCTTTCTTCGTGTCGAACTCGATGGTGACCTGCTCACCGTACTTAACGAACTTGTTGATAGTTTCTAGATACTCTGCCCTCATCCCATCCACCTTTTCCTCATCCGCCTCGGAAGGAGCCCGATCCTCGTAATTAGTAGCCAGCTCATCTTCCAAAACGCAGTACACAGCATCAGGAGTCTTGAACGTGATCTTAATCTTCATCATCATCCTCTAATTCAGCGTCTTCGGCCTTCAGCTCAGCCAAGCACTTCGGACAGAACCCACCAGCCTCAGTTGCCTCAACATCAAAACAACCAAAGCAGATCTTCTTCTCGAACAGATAGTGGTCACGCAGATCTTCAGCCAGTACCGTTCCAGTAAGCTCTGGACTGATCTGACACGCTGCTCTGAGGATGAGCACAGCTTCGTTAGCCAGAATCTGATCTGGTGCATTCAGCTCAAGAAGACGCACCAATCTCTTGGCCCTCATCTCAAGCATGTGTTTGCCAACCTTCTGAGTCAGTGTCAGCTTTGGTTCATCCATCACAGCCCCTTTGGCACTGGCAGTTTCTTCTTGATTGTCTTTGAGAAGTCCATCCCGCATTGGCGGCACCTGAACCACCTCAACCAGCCAAGCACTCCGAGAAGGAATCCCTCTTCAAAACACATCGGACAGGTAGCCATCACTTGTTCCTTCTCATTCTCCAAACTATGTCCGTACATCATTTCACCACCTTCATCACTTCGACTAGATCTTTATCTAGACTGATCTCTACCCACCAATGGTACTCCCCCGTCTCTGGGACCACTGGTGCAACATGATGAATACCTTGCTGCTCACCTGTTCTGATCTCTTCGTTAGAGACAATGCCACTCTCTTCCACAGCGAAGAAATCTAGACCAACCACTCGATCATAGATCTCGCGAGCTGAATCCAACCCAAACTTTCTATCGTTGTAGACGAGAAACAACCTCAGTACATCATCGGGGTTGTTTTTAACGAATGCCAGAAGCCACTGCTCATCTTTGTTCCACAAAAGATCAGACGCTCTCATTATCCTCTCCTAGAAGCTTCCATGAGATCTTGAATAATGTTTCTCTCTCTGTTTAGTTTCTTCTGTAAACCTTCAATCTTGTCGATCTCAGATTGTGGTCCTTCCTTAGTCTCTTGATCCATGATGTATTGATCAAGAGCTTGATTTAGAATGTTCAACTCCTCTCCAGTTATCTCCACCCTGTAGTTCATTGAACTACCATTTTGGAAAGGGTTGCCTTGATTGCTGCGATTACAACCTCCATCTGATACCTGGTCTTGATCTTGGTTCTCTTTGGAAAGAAGTTGTAGTTGCAACGCGGACTCTTGATCGGCGTTACGGTAACCCTCAGCAATCCCTCTTTCTCGATCTCCTCAGCCAGAATTGGATTCAGGTCCATCAATCCAACACCAGCAGCATTCATCCATAATCGGAGAACGTGCATGCCATTGTAGAAGTAGATGTGATAAGAGGGGCTTCTGGAATAACACATCCCAGTCCCATGCTTACTAACAAACTTCTTTGCTGCGATCTGCCTTAACTCCAAAGTCTTGACCGTGAAGTACATCCCCTCAGGAAGCTCAACAGGCTGCAAATTAGTTTCTAGAATTGCAGCCAATGCGTCGATGTGTCTTCCTTGATCAATATAGTGAACACGACTGCGTTTTACTCGTTCTGATTCACTGAGATTCTTGACTTGAGCTGCCCGCTTCGACTTCTTGCCCTGCAGCTTTCGACTCTGCTGCACTTTGACAAGATCATCTTCCTGCACATCATCCTTGCCTTCAATGAGATGCATGAGCTTGCCAATCTCAGAAGTCTTCACCCCCTCAAGCTCTTCGGCAACCTCCATATCTGCATCAACCGACCCCAGAGCTTGATGGTATGCAGCCTCACAGAGCTTACGAAGCCCACACTCCATCTCCGGGCAGTAGTCCTCATCCTCCTGCGAGTACCAGACCTTGGCGAAGCACGGCGTGCCCTCAATAGCCGCTTTCACTGCAGGGCTCTGGCTTGTTGAGATCTTCTTGATCACAGGTGCAAAGACATCAGCATCCGATGACTTTTCGACTTCTTCACGAAGGTAGAAGTCATCATCCTCATCGTCCAGCTCTACCTGCTTGGTCTTCTTCCCACCCATCTGCGGAGTGATCAGAATCGGGGCTGGATCGAACTCATCTCGCTTTGCGACCGCACCATTCGCCACAGATTCACCTTTCTCGTTAGCCATTGACTACCTCTGCAACGGCCAGCTTGATCTTCTTTATTGCGTACCACACCTTTCCTCTCTTCCAACCCAACAACAGCCGGTAGTGGTGGTAGCAAATCTTGTCCTGGGAGAAGCGTGTCTTACTTTTGGACGCCGCTTCCAGCAAACCAGGGGAAGGATCAACCATGAGACTAAACAGTCTACGCTCATCTTCCCCTAGTTTGCTGGCTACCTGGCGACAAAGGGTATCAAAGCTTCTCTCAATGGGAGGAACCTCAAAATCTAGCAATCCCTCAAACCAACGATCAAGCCTTCCGTGATTGATCACTGTCTTTAGAATGTTCAATCGCTTCCAGACCAGTCGATTGAAGAGGAATGTGGAGAACTTGCTCTTGTCTTTACCGTTCCACCTCTTGAGTGAGTCCAGTGCAACTATCCACAGATCACCCTTGATGTCATTGAAATCGAGTTCTGGACACTCCCGTGCCAGCTTTCTGGCAAAGCCGTAAACCATGCGTTCACACGAGAGTATCATCATCAACCTGCCTTCCGAACTTTGGTGAGCTTCTTTCCCTTCCTCAGCAGTGCATCAAGCTGCGTAACCATGATCTTTGGCAGATCTGCTACGTTCCAAACCACTGCCTGATTGCTGTAATACCTCTTCACCGATTCACTGCAGATACCCACAGCAAAAAGCTCCACCAGCTTCTCACACTGCTCGGTGATGGCTTTGAGGTACCGTTGATGATCCCCAATGAATTGCTGCACATTGGGACACGGCTCTCCATCGTTGAACATGAATAGAATCTTTCGATCCTCAGTTCGACGAAGAAGTCTTGCTGTAGCAAGTCGCACACACTCACCATCAAGTGTGTTGTACTTCTGATTGCGACCCATGTTTGCACAACGGTGGCGCACCATCCTCCAGTCCTCATCGAAGGACTTGTACATCCCCACCCACAGATCGTCCCACCGCTTGTAGACCTTGCGCTCCTCAGCAGTTGCCTTGGTATAGCGACGATTCCCTGTTTCGAAATCGACGGTGCTGTAGCCCACGACCTCAAAGGGAATCCCCAGCTCGTCCAACACCTCACCAAACAGAATGGCGCTCTTGCAAGCGATATCCATCTTGCCGCCAGACATTGATCCTGAGTGATCGATCCACAGGCTTGCAGCAGTATTGAAACTGGGAGCCTTCACCTTCTGGCGAAAGACTCTCTTGCTGGTCCCAATGGAAACACGAAAGATCGCCTTGGGGTTGATGCTCCCACGTCGCTTGTCAGACACCCACTTCGACGCAGCAATAGACAGCAAGTTGAGTCGCATCTTCTTCAGCAGCACATTCACCATGCCTCGCGCACTGCGAAGAAAGTCATACAGCTCTACCTTGTCACCATCAGCAATGTACTCAATATGATCACCTTCCGTCGTGAAGATCAAGTAACGGTCGTCCTTTGGCATCTCTGCCTCGCACGCCTTCTTGATCATGTTGTGACGATTGGCAATCTGCTCGTCCTTCTTCATCTCTTCGTCAGAAACATCCAGGACACCCTTCTTCCCAGACCCCTCCTCACCCTTCTTCTCCTCTTCCTCTTTCTCCTCCTCACCCTTTCCACCACCTCCCTCAGTCTCTTCTTCGCTGCCTTCACCTTCCTCCTCACCCTCAGACCCCTCCCCTAACTCCTCGTCCTCTTCCTCCTCACCCTCAGACCCCTCCCCTAACTCCTCGTCCTCTTCCTCCTCACCACCAGAAGAAGGCTGTCCCTCTTCGCCTTCCTCTTCCTCTGGGGGCAGCTCCTCTTCCTTCTCTCCGATAGCATCCATCACCAAGCCGGCCTGCTTGATGGTCGAAGCAGAATCTGGAAGCTCACGGCACTCCATCACCAACTGTTTCACCGTCTGCAGCTTAGTCCACAAGGCGGCGTCTGGTTCTAGAATCTCTTTGGCGAACCAGTGATCATCACCATTACAACCAACGACAGTCATCCCCTGGCAGAACTTGCCAAACTCAGACAGCTCCCCCCAATGCTCCTTGAGCTGCTTGAGAGACCACTCATTACAACGATTGAGATTGACCCCAGCTCCTCGCCACAGAGCCCGCATGGCAAACTCAATGCGGGTATCTTCCAGCCCCTGATAGATATTCCACTTCTTCTTGTCCTTGCGCTGCAAAGACTTCATCGCCTTCATATCACTGAAGATGATATGAGCCACCTCATGATCTAGGAAGCCCTGTACTGCAGCCAGGAACTCGTCGCTGGCGTTATCAGGGATCACAGGAAGGTAGATCGTCTTCCCATCCGTCATGCATGTGTCATGACGGAAGATGACCTTGATCTTGTACTTGTCGGACAAGATTCGTCCGAGCTTCTCCATTGCTGACTCAAATACTCGAACCTTTGATCTGCTCAAATACTGAGTCATGGTCAGGATATTCTGGCTCATCAAATCACCTATTTAGATACACCAGGATCACGTCCGAGTAGCATAAGCATTTTCTTCAATGCCTGCTGCTCGAAAGTTGTCAGTTCGGTCCCAAAAGACTGAAGATCTTTCACAAGTGATTTAATCACACGCACGAACTCAGCATGGTTAACCTTCTTCACAACTTCGCTCCCTCAATGATCTGCCAAGCTCTATATGCCTGGTACTTATTCAGACCAAGGCTGAGCAAAGCGTGCCAAATCTTTTCAGGAATACCATCACCACTTACAACATGTGGATCACTACATCTTTGGCACAGAAGATCATCAGTCAACTCGGAGATGTTCGCATCGCGCTGTTTCTGTGATCGCCTCACGGGAGCACCTCCACCATTCCGACCGTGTTTCCGTTGATGTCCGTGAGTCCTCGGCGCGCGACGCCGCGTCCACGCGCAGGGCGCCCGATCCAGCTGGCCGCGCCCAGCAGAATCCGCCCAACCTCCGGCACGAGATTCCCGCCCTCAAATGCGGAGTTATCGGTGTCAATCTCGATCTTGATCTTCATGGTCTCACCCTTTCCTTATTCGGTTCCGGCTTGGGTTCCTGAACAGGATCAGCGACGACAGCTGGTGTCCGCTTCATTGGTTGCTTTGCCATGTTAGGCGTCCTTCCCTTGTTCCGACTCACCAAACCATTCTTTCATAGCTGACTCTCGATCCTCATTGAATGACAAGACCGCAGCAACCGCCTCCTCTGGACCCCACAACCGAGCTGCTACCTGCATAGCAAATTTGAACCATGTCTCATGGTGACCCTTCATAGCCATGTCCATCAAATGCATAGAAGCAACCAAACAACCCATTGCCCATTCCAAAGGATCACCAAGATGGTGTTTCTTCAAGACCAATTTTGTGAGGTAGTTATTGTGAAGACTCACGGCCTTGGTATAGAGCTTGTCCATAAGCTCCATCGTTTCACCAGGACGAAGAAACTCCGCTTCCTCGGGAGACCACTTTTCAGACATGTTTACTGCTGATCCTCGAATGCCCGCTGAATGATGCCCTGCGTAACCTGAGCATCCTCACTCGACATACGGTTGAGGAAACAGTAAGTCGCCGCCCTCATGGGGTCACCCATCTTGAGATACTTGTCGACCCAGTTGATCAGATCTCTGGGGCTAAGAGGTACACTGATCTGCCCATTGCTGTGACCATCACGAACCTTGTTGATGGCAACCACGAAAGCGTCTGCCTCCGTCTTCTCCAGGTCGGGAAACAGATTGCTGATCATCTGCTTCTCTTTGTCAGCATCCATGTACTTCAACTTGATAGTCAGACCAAATCGATTGATCTGGCTGTAGTTCTGAATGCGTGTACCCTGCGAGTACAGGCCAGATTCATCACCCTGACCGAACGTGTTGGCGGTTGCCACAATGAGGTTGTCATCGTGAAGCGGAACCAGCTCCCCACCAGTCTCCATGATCAGCAGCTTACCATCGTCCTTCTGAAGAGGACGCTGGATAACGAAGCTCGTCTCCTCACCGATGGTGTCCCACTCATCCAGCAGAATCACACACCCCGGCATGCGGAACGCGAGCGGGAGAATGCCGTACTGGAACTGCATCTCCCTGCCCTTGACCACCCACTCACCGATGAGGTCATTGCGCGTGATGCTACCGTCAAAGTTGATCTTGACACAGCTGTAGTTGAGCCGAGCCGCAATCTGCTCGATCAGTGAAGTCTTGCCAGTCCCCGTATCACCCCACATCAGAATGCGGTCTTTGCAGGCGAACCCCATCAGGATGACCGTCGTTTCCTCCACCGGGAACACATACTCCGGCTTGATGGTCGGAGTGAACTCCGTGGGCTCTGCGAAGCCCTGCACCAGCCTGTCCTTCAGCTTCGGCTTGCCCGTACTCGGGTCAATGACCGGATTTCCAGAATCATCAGTCTCCACCCCAAGGTCGACCTTGAAGGTGTCACGGATGGAGAACATCTGCTTCTTGCGGTGAGGAGTCTTCACCCTCTGAGCACCACCGACCTGGGCAAACCTCTTCTCGTACTCAGCCTTGCCCTTCTCGGAGAAGACCGGAGCCCCTGCGTGAATCTTGAGGTAGCTCTCCACGTCGAGCCCGTGCTCATCCCGAAGATGCTTGACCAGGATGTGACCTTCGTACTTGCACCCTGGAATCTGGCACTGCACTTTGCCCCCACCCTTGGCGACCGGCAGATGAACCTGCTCTTCCAGAGTCTCTTCCACCTGGGCGTTTTCCTTCGCGATCTGAGCTGCCGTTCTGTTCGTCATTTGAACAATTGATCTTTCTGGCTTTTAGCCATTTCGTGGGATTGCTTAGATTTCTGTTGGTTGGTTTAGGATCAAGTGTGTAACAGGTGTAACACGGGAGCCAAATCCAAGTCAAGAAAGTTCACCAGTAGGAACGCACTTTTCTAGCATCTTTCAAATCACTGAAGCTCTTGGGCTTTTCTGGCTCGATGCCAGCATCCTCGGTCTGATTCCAAGATCGAATCCAGAGGATGTTCTCTGCATCTGAAACATGGCTGTCAAGGTTCAAGTATGTGATTTCCCTAGGATTTCCCACATGCTTGATCTTGGCACCAGCATCCATCACCAACTTCTTCAGCTCTTCAGTCGTCTGAAGTACAGAATCCCCCACCACCAACACCTTGATGTTAGGGATATCCTTATCAGCAACGAAGTTGAAAAGCAGATTCTGTTCACTCATCTCTTTCTTGAAACTCCTCCGCTCCAGCACCACAACCTGTTCCCACTTTCCAACAGCCGCACGAAGAGTATCAAGAGACCATTCATGTGTTGGATTGCCCTTACTGTCCCGAACCGAGAACAACCTTGGGTCGAGAACTACCAAAGTTATCTTCTTCGCCTTTGGCTCTTTCTTGATCCGGTTAGAGGGACCACTAAACCAGTTGTCCCTAGTCATTTACCACTCCTTCAACTTCTTCCTCTTGCAGAATGATTGGAAAGGCTGCCCAGATCTCTCTTGTCCTTCAGGCTGAACTCGTCTGTCGATTCTCTCTTTGGTAAATTCTAAAGAGTGTTTGGCCTCCTGAAGATGCTCGACAAACTTAAGCAGCACCTCTTTCCTCTTCTCTTCTGGTGTCTGTTCCTCTAGTGCCTTTACGAAAAGATGCAGTTCTTCCTTCACCTTCTCAAGTGGTAGACTTGCTAGTATCTTACCCCTGGCCGCGAAAGCTGCATGAGGAACAGCCTTCGACAGATCCACTTCATTTTGGATCAACTCGATGAGCAGTAGAACTGCACACTCCTTAAGTTCCTCGATAGTCCACTCGCCGCCATCTTTGGGAGGCATCACCATTCCCCTGGCTTGCGAGTTTTGATCTTGACTGGTACAGCCTCTTTCTTCTCCTCAGTTGGATTCTGCTTCAGTCGATCTACCTCTTCTCGGATCAGATCACCCCTGGAGATAGAATCCTTCTTCTCTGGCTTCTTGGGCTTCTCCGAATATCGACATCCCCAGGTCTTGCTTCTGTCTGATCCACATCCACCAATCCAGAATTCTTGTCCATCTGTATCAACATTGCGACCAGACTTGAGCCCTGAGCTTCTCTTATTTTTCATCCTGACCCAGTCGTCAGGTTGCTCAGCTGGTTCCACCTCGGATGCAAACAGCTCACCCGTGCAATAGGCCCCATCGTAGAAATACTCCATTTTGATGACGAGCCCAGTGCTGGTATTCTTGACTTCGGTGATTCTAGCTACTCGTCCAGTACCATTCTTGCGACGGACGAAATCTCCAACCTGGAGATCTTTCTTCTTCTTGGACTCATCTCTCTTCTTCTTGGACTCATCTTTGGTGATGGTGTCCTCACACAACCACTGAACCTCGGATGCAGGAACCTTGGTCTTGTCGGCATAGATGTTCCAGAGCCAAAGAGTATCTGCTCTTGGCGAAATAGTATCCTCATCAATCCTAACTACCTTCCACACCATCTCCTGATGCAGAACAAGCCCACCCTTCTCAATCTCGTACCCATCCTTATCTAGAACCTTTGGCTCATCTTCTTTCTTCATGAGCTTCATTTACCCTCCAGAGCTACTTTTGCAGCCCACTCCAGAAACTGATATGAGTCAACCAAAATGCGATGTTTCATCTCATCGACGAAGATGTCTTGTAGATCTTTGCAACCTGGTATGTCTCCAAAATCTCTATCCTTCCAGATAGAATTCAGAAATGAAAAGACATAGACCTTATTGAATCTACCCCTCAGTCGATCTACCAGCTTGACCATCTTGTCTTGAGCATCCCAATCCCAAGCCAATGTCACCTCTTGCAGACCAAGCTCCTGCAGCACAGCTACCTGCTGTTGTGAGAGCTTCTTCCCAAACGTAGCCAATGCTGGAAAGCCAGCTCCCTCGACTCCCACCCAATCGAAGATGCCCTCTACCAGTACGATGTGTTGTGGATTCATGTCTCTCAGTGAGACACTAGAAGTTCCACCATTGACACCGTTGATCTTCTCAAACCAGTAGAGCGGCCATAACAGTGACTGAATATCTGTCCGTGGCCACACCTGCCAGGTCGCCTTGGCTTTGCCAGTGATGTCCCTCCCAATAGCTGATCGAACCCATCCATCCAGATCTCGTACTGGAAAGATCAGCCTGTTCTTCCACAACCTCTGTCGCACATCACTACAGGACCGCACATCAAATCGAAACTGAAGCGACCCCTCCTCTAGACCACGTCGCAAACCGTAATGGTATGCAACCGCTGTTGAACCCCCCTTCCTCACAGGGACGAACGACGGTGGAAGCTTCAACGCTCCAGCTGATATCTTGTTGGGGTCAGGAGCAAATGCATTAATCAGAAGATCTCCAAGCTCATCTGCAGGCGTCAGCTCCACCCTCTCCAGAAGACGCTTGCACACCTCCACAATAGGGATGCCCTCTGCATCGGCAATAAATCTAGGAAGCCATCCTGTCCCCTCTTGCTGTCTAGGATCACCATAGCCACACTTATAGCAGATCCATCGTCTCTTGACGATGTTCACCCACAAATGCTGTTTGGTGTCCCCACAGTGGAAACAGTTGATCCTAAGCTCATCGCCAGATGGTCTGATCTTGTGGAACGTCTGATTGACGTACTTCTCAAGATCAAACAGAGTGCAAGCCCGCTGTAGTTTATCCATTTGTCACCACCAAGTATTTTATTGCTAACTCCAACTCATCAACATCGTCATTAACCAAACCTAATGCTATATTATGATGTGAACAAAGCAAACCACGAATCTTTCCAGTATTATGACAATGATCTACATCTAAAAGTCTCCCATCATCACTAACAGTCCTGTCACAAATAGCACAATGGCCATCTTGACTAGCTAGAATCGCATTGTAACACATTTGTGTTATGCCATACTTACGAAGATCCGATTCTCTTTGCCCACGACCACGTTTTCCAATAATCTTCTTCACATCAATAGAAGATTGTTTAAGATATTCAATAGACTTACGAAGTTGATCAACATCATCATCCATATATCCCAACAAACTATTGTGTTGCCGACACAACAAACCACGAATCCGACCAGTCACATGATCATGATCAACTGACAAAGACATTTTGCCATTGGAGATTCGACCACATATAGCACAATGTCCACCTTGGCTGACTAGAAGTTCCTCGTAGTCAGCTAGTGTAATACCATATAGTGATCTCAATTCTCTGTCTCTAGCACGTTCAGGATGTGCTGCATAATAACGTCGAGCAGCCTCCTTAGAACATTCAGGGTGGGCTTCCCTGTAACGTCGAACATTTGCCTTAGCTCGTTCAGGATGAGCTTCCCTATAACGTCTAGAATACTCACCTGCCTTGGTCATTGATCGCACCTCTCATCCACTAGAACACCACCACAGAGGGTATCATG